GCTATCACCTCGTAAGTTGAACAAGAATGTTCATAACAAGTGATACTGCCGAGGCTATGAACAATGGTCGGGTCTTATCCTTTGCGACCGCATAAATTATTGCGCCTAACAATGGTAAGAATGAGATATAAAGCAATGACTCAAACACTGAATGAATTATTGACATATCTTATTCCTCCTGTTTCATAAAATCTGGAATCTCTGGTTCTTTACCTGCTGCCGGAACTGGTTCCTTCTCAGCTGGCTGTACGGCTTCTGCAACTGTTGGCTGTTTTGGCTGTTCTTCGATTGCCATTGGTTCTGGAATGAATTCCTCTTTATTGGCATTCTGTTCGATCTCTTCCTGTACTTCCCTGTATGTAGCGTCCATCGTGTTATATTCATATGCCTGTACCGGATTATCCCATTTCTTAGGAATAGACTTCATAATGTTGTTACGCATTTTACGAACAATCATAGATTCTCTCGACTGCGTTTCGTAATAAGACGGTGAAATATATGGTCTTAATTCCTCACAATCAATAATTGCTTCCAGTTCCCCAATATCAGCAACCTTTTTCATGATTTCTTTTTTCTTTGCTTCAATCTGAGTTTTCTGTGCATCTGTAGCTTTGTATCTGTCTGCACAAATACCGAATGTTTCATTCTGAAGATTGTTCTTAATATGTGCTGCAAGATTCTTCAGTACGTCTGATCTTTCGCATGAAAGGTATTCAACGTGACCATCTTTGTACTGAATTGGATATACCACGCGAACAACTTTTCCAATTCCAGATTCTTCCCATTCCGGCGGTGTGATTTCTACACCTCTGTGTCTTGGTGGGATATACTTGTCACCCTCTCTTACTTTCCAATATGGAAATACTTTAGCCACATTGACACCATATCTACTTACAAGAGCATCGTTTCCGTCGCCCTCAATCGCAAATTCGATTTTCTTCTCCCACTGAGGTTTCTGCCCTTTTGCCGCTATGTTTACGTTTCTGATCTGGAAATAACATTCTCTCGGCTGTGCATTTGCGTTCAGCTTTAATGCTGCGACTTTACTCAGGATAAATTTAAGATTAGAACCGTTGATTGCTTCAAAACTCACACCGCTTTCATGTACCATCTGGAAAATAGATCCCATTGCTGCTACTACACAATCTTTTGAATATGAATCAAATTCCATTCCTCTTGAAGTCAAATCTCTTTCCATTAAATCGACATACCGATTTGTGTAGTAGGAAAGCTGTGTGTTAAAATTTGCTACCTGTGTGTTTTCTGCCATTTTAATTCTCCTTTTCTTTTATTAATTAACTCATTTTTTGTTTGCATTTCTGTTCAGTTCTGCACTTCGCCAAAGCAAATCATTACCCAGCAATTCTGTGCCTTTGCTTTACCTATCATAACTACAATCAGCCATGCCGTAGCTTATTCTGTGATTTCAGTCCATTTGAAACGGCCTTTGCCTGAGTTTCGCCACTGACCAATGCCGTTAAACTCTCCATAATCAAGCCAGTCGATTACATATTTCATGAGTGAATCATCAAGTACTTTGATTGTAAATTCTACTGTCGAACCTGCCGGCACAGTTTCGCTGTCTGCCAAAGAGATTCTTTCGCCCTGTGCTGTCTGCGCTCTCAGTGATCTCTGACAATCAGAAAGTTCTGTACCTTCTGGAAGAACAAACGGAATTTTGCGTTCGTTTACAAATACCAGTAAGTCAATTTTTTTCTTATAAGCTGCAAGTTTCTTTGCACCACCGATATAGGAACCGGCCTGTGCAGCTGACTTAAAGAATCCTCTAATCTGGTAGTCCCAAAGGAACGGATTGCCGTTATCATCTTTTGGAAATACTGTTCGGCCTTTTTCAATAACTTCTTCAACTCCTAAAGCTTCAACTTCCTGTTCTCTGGAAGGTGCATCTGGTGCTTTAGATGCAATAAACTTCTCATGAATATCTTTTTCCGCATTTGCTGTTCCCAGAACTTCCTCTAAAAATGTTAATCTGACTTTTAATTCTTTCATTTCATATTCCTCCGATTTTTATATTTTTATTCAATGCTTTGCTTGTCAAGGCCATGCTCCTCCGCTGCAATTCAGTTCTACGCTATTCCTTTGCCGTTCCATACCTTGCGTCGCGCAACCTCGCCTTGGCTTTTCTGTGTGCTTCTATGCCGTTGCATCTCAAATCAGTGCTAAGCTATGCCTTTGCTTTACTAGGCTATTCTATTCTCAACGTTTCCATTGCATTTCATTTCTTCACGCTGCAGTTCAATGCCTGTCTATTCCGTGGCATTTCATATCTGTTCTATGCATATCCCTTGCCTCGCCCAGCACCGCACCACTTTGCCATCGCAAAGCCAGCCCTGCCAATCTATTGCGCTTTACTCGCAATAACTTCTATTACAGAACGGGCAACTCGTAATCAACTGCCCTGCTGCACTTTCAACAGAATACCCGTGCGTTTCTTTTCCGTACCGCGTCCGTCCTTTCTCGGAATAGATATTCTGGTGGCAAGACCAACAGATACCATTGCCCGGTGCAAAATGTGGTAATATCTTTGTTTTACAATACCAATCCTGTGCTTTGATTGCTTCTGGAATGTTATATGTAGTTGTTGCCATATTAAATCCCCTCCACTTTTAATTCATCGTCAGAAACTTTGAGGAGAATCATCTGTCTGCCTGTGTCTGGTATTCTGTCAGCGTTTACAGACTCAACATCATCAACCCAAATTGGCAAGTTTAAGCCGTTCAATTTCTGCAATCCAGTCACGAGGTCGATGTTGCATAGAATCTGATCAGAGTGATTCAATCCATCAAAATATCCGATTCCGTCACAAATCATCTTACAAACTTCCACCGGCTCACCGTCCTGCGTATAGTCGAGGAATTGGAACTGGAAGTGCTTAAAATGTGGATTGATAGCTTCTGCCAGTGCCTGATTTTTTTTGATGGAAAATTCTTTCAACATGTCAAGTTTCTGCTGAATATCGGAATCTTCCTGACCTAATTTCTTTCTGTCCGCATTTAGTTGTTCAAGCGTTTCTGTCTGTTTCTGAACTGCCTGTTTTGCCATCTCAATTTTTGTTTCGATTCCTGTAAGTTCCTTTTCAGCAGACATTCTTTCTGCCTGAACTGCTGCATTTTCCTCAGAATTATTAGTCAGTCCGTCAAGCTGTTCCTGTTTCTTCTGGATTTCTGCTACAACTGCCTGATACTCTTCGTTTCCAGACATATCTGGCTCTGACGGAAGCTTCTCTAATTCATGATTTTTCTGTGAAATCTCAGATGCCAGAGTAGAAATATTTTTCTTTGTCTGCTCAATCTGCGATTCGATGTCTTTGCGCTTTTCCTCAACTTCTTTTCTTCTGGCTACTTCGGAATTGCCTTCTTCTGTAATGTCTTTAAGTTTCTGCTGTTTGTCTGCTTTAAACTGCTCTTTTTTCGCAAGTTCTGCATGGATTCTTTCCTGTTTCTTCTGCTCAAATTCAGTTTTAAGACGTTCAACCTGTTCTTCTGGCAAATTCTGTCCACAGGTCGGGCAAATAGCTGATTCGGGATCAAATTTTTCGTTCTGTATGGCATTTAAAGCCGTTTCATCAAATGTAGACGCATACGTCTGTTTATATTTCTCCTGTAAAACCGTAATTCTCTGCTGAATGCGTTCCGGTTTTTCGGCAGTTGCCATAAGGTTTTCAAGTGTGCGAAGATTTTCTTCTTCCTGTTTCTGCTTGAATCGTCTGTCATTTAATAAGGAGACGATTTTTCTCTTTTCTTCCTGTAATGCTTCTGCTGCATTTGAGACGATAGCATCTCTGGACTTCTTAAGACCTACAATTTCATAGGAAAGTTCATCATATGCTTTTCCGGAATCGCTCAGCTGTCGTTCTTTCTGTCTCAGCTCGCTCAGATGATTTAAAACTTGTCCTCTCTTTTCTTCAAGAACTGTTGCGTCTGGTATTCCTTGTTTCTTTACGGTATCAATCTCAACCTTTTTGGCATCAATTTTCTTCTGGATATCTTTTCTGTCTTTGTTGAGTTTTTTCGCAACTTCCTCGACAGAATGATTCTTGATAATTTCCGAAACTTCTGGATTGTCCTGCAATACTTTATCCGCATTGAACCCTGCCATCTTTTCAAGCATTGCTCTGGCACTTGCTGTTGATTTTCGAAGTTCATTAAGGAATACTCTGGCATTGCTACACATCATAATGGTTTCTGAGTCTGATATTCCTTTTAAAAATTCCTTATACTTCGTCTGGTTGTAATCAAACCCATCAACCTGATATTTTGTGGTACTGGAAGATTTACCTTTCTTCGTTTCCTTACGGATCACGGTTTCCTCTCCATCAATCAGAAGTGTGAGTTCTCTTGATACGACACCCTCAACTTCTTCTCCGTCTTCTTTTCTTCTGACATTATTCGGAGATGTACCGTCTGCAAGCTTTCCGGTCAGTGTATCAAAATATGCGTCCATCAACGTTGTTTTACCCTGACGGTTCCTACCGGACACCATCGTTCGTGGTGCAAACTGGTATTCCGCTGCTTCAAATTTCTTATAGTTTTCAATGTTAACCTGTTTCAATTCTACTGTTTTCATGCTGTTTTATCCTCCACCCAATAAGCCGACACTTCATAGGCTATTTTCTTCTCGACCTGATCTCCGACTTTTTTGTTGTACTCTCTGCTCTGGATTCTTCCCTGTAAAATAATATGTGTGCCAGTTCCGCAGGTTCCCATGTATCTTGCATTTCTGCCCCAGCAGATGCATGGTATATAATCAGATATGCCGTATGATCTATTTACCGCCAGAAGTACATCTGCAATCTCTCTTCCATTAGGTGTTGTTCTGTATACTGGTTTCTTGCAAGTAAAACCATCCATAAGAATCTGATTAACTGGAAGTGCGTCTTTGTCCATGAATTTTGCTTCTCTTGCGAACACAAAAAGAAGCAATCTACTGCGATTTCCTTCGTGCTTATTGAACGATCTAAACTGCCCTTGAATTTCCATCATTTCTCCTGTATAGTTCTGATTCACATCAATGAGTCTCTCAGAAACTACAACCGGAAGAACATCTTTCGTTCCACTAAATCGTTCTACGCTAAGTTCGAATCGGTAAAATTTTTCACCATATACTTCATGGCTAAATTCAAATTCTGTTTTAATTTCTCCAACCAGTGTTACCTGATTGTTTTCCAAAAGCTTATTCAACTCCGTTTACCCACCTTTCTAGCTGCATAAAATAGGAAGGGATACCATTGAAGATGCCATTGCACTTATGCAGAGCAACTCAAGTACATCCATTTTCGTCATCCACCAGAGCAATAATGCAATCGTGGAAAATGTTCCCACCTGTGCCATCACTCCGATAAAATACATTCTTTTCCTCATATCCCTCACTTCTTTCTTTTAGTTGCTGCTGCTGCAAGTAAAGCTACTGATAGTGCTACAACTGCGACTTCCAGACGTTTTGTTTTTGCCACCTGATCTGCGATGATTTCGCTTGCAAGACTCTGGTTTTTAGTTACGTTTTCGGTGTGTTTTGTGATTTTAGACATAAAAAATGCCCTCCTGGTATAAATTTTCTTTTCAAATACAGGAAGGTGTGCTATACTTATCCTGTATTTAACTTACCCTAATTAAGTTAGATACGTGCTCCGGTAGGTGTTGCGTCACCTCCGGGGCGTTTCACTCTTCTTTCTTATCGGAATCCCCTTCGAAATATTTAATCCCCATGATCGCAGCTACATACTTTTTATCAATGAATGTGCTATCATTAGCATTTAAAACCGCTTCCAAAGCTGTAAGCCTGCCGGCTAGTAAAGCAAATTCTTCTTCGAGAGTTTCTGCTTCGTAAGTGTTTTTATTCATCCTTTGCCCCTCCCCAGATTGACGACAATGCTAATCCCATAAGTTTTCAAAGTACTTCCGCTCGCATATTGGAAAGTTCCTTGTCAAGCTTATCTTCCGTCCAGAACCCAACGTCTACAGCCTTTCTGATAAGTTTATCTCCTGTTTCCTTTGGAATATCTTCTTCCTCAAAAGTCTCTCTCAACAATTTAATAATCATTGACAAATCAGTCATTAAAACTGTTGTACTTCCCTTTACCTCAACTGCTCCATCTTTACTTTTAATCATTCTCTTTTCCTCCTTCAAAAATCTTTCTCCCCGATATTAATTCCGCAAACGTTCTAAGCGTTTCTGTCCTTAATCTGTCAAGTTCTTCTTGTATTTTTTCGTCTGTCCACAACCCCATCTGAGCTGATTCAGAAACAAGTTCATCGGCTTTTTCCTTGGAATATCCTTCTTTCACAAGGAAAACTCTTAGTCCCCTGCATATCGCGGTTAATTCAGAAAGCAACTTATTTGCATCTTCTTCTAATTCAACTTTCCCGCCTTCACATTTGATCATTCTATTTTCCCTCCATTTCTCTTTTCAGTGTTTCGTACAGTTCCTTGTGAATCGGAGAATCTTCTGGAATCTCGCGAATTATTTCAATAATTTTGTCTTTTTTCTCCTGTAATGTCATATTCATAAACTCATTTATTTCTTCTTTTTTCATACTGACTTCCTTTCTGTGGTATAATCTCCCTCGAAGGGAGGTGTGTATTATGGATAAAGAACAAATAGTTCATGATTTAGCAATTACTTATGCAAAGTCCAAATTAAATGAATACATTTTTGACAGAAGAGAAGCTCCATTGGCCGGAAATACTTCTATGTCAAATGACGAAATTCAATATTTAAAACGTGCATATGATTTTGCTATTCAGAATCTGTCGGATTAAACGCTCGTTTCCCGTATAAAGCGTTTTGAATTCCATCTGTAACGCATTCGGCAATTGTCTTCCCGTCAATATTTGCCGTGTACGTTACTTTTTTTGTTCTCGTAGGTGCAACTTCTTTTCGAATAGCTTTAAGCTCTTCTAAAATCTGTTTGAGTAATGCATTAGTTTCTTCCAACATATCATTCCTTTCTGTGGTATAATCTCCTATAGGAAGGAGGTGTGACCAATGGATATTAACCAAATTGCTCATGATCTGGCTGTTGCTAAATCTGTTAAAGATGGTTCTGACACCAAAGAAATCATTAAGTTGTACCACGAATACAACGAAGAATTTCTTAATATCCTGTCAAAAGAACCGATCAAACTAGCCAAGACAAATGCGATAAAACCGCCACACATTTAATCATCGGATGTGCTTTGTGTGATTGTGTCCACATAGAGCACATCATTTAAACAAATTTTCAGCAAATGGTTTTCTCCATTCTTATCAAATTCCAACATAATCATATCTGGATACATAGATGGTCTAACAAGATCACCATAAGAGCCGTCAATTTCAAACAAATCTCCGCTCTTTAATTTGATAATTGTTTTTTCTTTCATTATGCTTCCTCCTACATTCTTATCTGGGCATTTTCCTGCTCAATCATCAACAACGCTTAAGTCTTCCCTGACCGCAAATGGTTCAGTGACAAACACGCCAGATTCTTGAATGATGACATCAATCTCCACATGATTCTGGTTTACACATTTAATTACTGTTACTGGTTCTTTTTCCTCGTTTGTATGTGTGGCTTCTACATCTACGATTTTGAATCCTATAAGTGTTTGAAACACTTCGGTGTTATCTCCGTAGAACATTTTGCTTTCAATTCTGTTCATAATGCCCTCTCTTTCTTACAAGAAACTTCTCTGTGCATTCGTATCATCAATGCGATCTTTCAAGTACATCGGTAATTCATATTCATTTATGATTTTTATTGCCATATCACACTGGTTTCTCTTAATTGCCTTGTAAGTATTCACACCAAATTCTCTGCGAAGCTGTGAGTCAATGTCACTGTACACAAGCTGTCGTAATGAATTGTCTTTGTACGCCGGTGCATCTTTTCCACCCAGTATCGGAACTACTTTCTGGTTCTTTGCCTTTGTGATTTTCTGGCATTCCAGCGCAAGCAATGGCATATCTCTTTTGAACTCCTGCAAATCATCATTTACGGCTTCAATCTTTTCTTTAAGTTCGACATTTCCCTGAGCCAACAACTGAATCTGCTCTGCTGTGGTCATTGGTTTCTGATAAGAACCTGTCTTGCGGATTGCTGGAAGAACCTCGCTTGTTACCCAATGTTTGAATCTCTTAGCTGAATCGAGTTTGCTTCCAAAGATGAGAGCGTATAAGCCAGATTCGTTGATTACAACCTGATTTGGGTTACCTCTTTTTCCGTCGGAAATCACGACGGTATTCTTATCCTCTTCAGAAACATGTGTTGCAAGAGCATCTCTTGTATTGGAATATCCCAGTGCTTCTGCTACATCCTTCCCAACAAACCAAGGTTCATTGTTAATTGTTATTGTTCGGATATCTCCGAACTCTTCTGAATTAAAAATCTGTAATTCGTTCATGTGTCTCCTTTCTTAATCACTTTTTACTGTTGCGGGTTCTTTTTTACCGGATTCGCTTTCCTCTATATCAAGGATTGCTTTTCCATACCAGAGCATTTGATCTTGCTTTTTCTCTGGCAGATTATTAAAACGTTCTACCATTTTTTTGAACGCTTCTCGTCTATTATCTGTCATTCCTCTCGCCCCTTTCTATATCACTTATGTGATTATAATATATCACTAGTGTAATATTTTGTCAAGCGTAATATTACATTTTTGTTGACTTTTTATCACTCTAGTGATATTATAATATTGAAAGGAGGGATAAGCATTGGAAACAATAAATGAAAGAGTTTCGATTCTTCGTAAACAATTAGGAAAGAATCAGAAAGACTTCGCAGAGGCACTCGCAATTAAACAAGCGGCATTGTCCATGATTGAAAATGGTCAGCGTGATCTATCCGAAAAGAACATCAAACTAATATGTGCCAGTTACAAAGTCAATTACAACTGGCTCGTAAAGGGAATCGGAAACATGTTCCAAAGTGATGACGATGGCGATGCGCAGGCTATCGTTGATTCGGTAATGACCGGGGATAATGAATTTGCTAAGAAGATTCTTGTCAAGTTTGCAAAGCTCAGTGATGAACATTGGAAGCAGCTCCAAGAAATCCTAACAGAATTGGAAAACAATTAAAAAAAAGAAAGGCCAGAGAATAAAAAGCTCTGGTCTTTTCTTATATTCTGCTTTGTTGTTTTGATTTATAGTGATATAATAAAGTCAACTAATACCAAGGAGGAAATGTCTATGAAGAAAAAGCTATTAATTGCATTTTGTACTTTTGCAATTTTAGGAGTTTCTACTCCAACTTATGCAGGCGGCGTGACTGGCGTTGAAGTTCAAAAGGATGACTCTGAAAAGTACGGTGTAATCAGTGATTTTGATTATGATATAGAGGGAAACTCTGTGAAATTGCACGGTTATGATGGCAAGTGCAAAATTTTGGAAATTCTTCCATCATACAATATTGACGGAACAGACTACGCAACAGATTTATCAGATTTCCAGATTGGAATTGGAAGTTCTCATGTTGAATCAGTTATTTTTCAAGAAGGAATTACTGAAATATATGATGCTGTTTTTAATTCCTGTGATGTTCAAAAAGTATTTTTTCCTAAAAGTATGATAAACGTAACAGATAAAACCTTATCTTACTTAAATCCTAAAGAAGATGGCGATCTCATCCAGATTTACTATGCAGGCACACAAGACGACTGGGGAAACATTTTTACAGAATATAAAAGAACAAAAGTTGAAGATGCTGAATTCGGAGAGGAATTAGGAACATCTATTGCGGACAAAATAAATTCAATGTTAGGCAGCGATTATGACAGTTCCGAATTCGAATATTATTTCTCCGCATCGCCAGATGATTTAAAAACAGAATAATTATTATGCCGCATCTGCTTTAACTGTAGATGCGGCATTTTAGGCTACTTTTCTCTTAAATATAAGTATACCAGCAACTTGTATACTCTTTTTAAAGTACTTTCTAATTTTACCTTATCTAATAATTCAATAATCTCTTTCTTATAATCCATAAATAACCCTCCCTGTTTGAAAACTACCGCCTACATTAAAGTATATGTCCGGACAGTGGGAAATATGTCTCGAACTTATGTTTACATTATACTTTATGATATGTCCAATAAAGTGGAGTAAAACGGGATGCATTCAAATTCCCCCTCGCCAGTTGCCAGCGATAAACTGGAATATTTGTGATTTCAAATATAACCTTTACTTTCGCAAATATAAATTTCGTTTTTACCGGATTTTCTGTGATTTCTACAATATCGTTCGTTCTTAGAACCTCTTTTATGCTCTGGTTTAAGGTTGAATGCTTGCACATATCCTCTGCCAAGCGGATGGAGCTTTTACGCAAATAATCTTGATTGCACATCGGCAAGTGAATGATGTAGCTTGCAAAGAAGATTACTCCTACTGCGATCAGCAATCTCTCAATCTTCCTCATAATATATACCTCTTTAGTCTATAATTTATGTACTTAGTTATACCACTTTTTGTGCAAATTAATCGGGCAAAACGATAAAACTACATTTTTGATGGATAAAAATATGAAAAATATTTCGGTTTTGACTATGCTATTGTTGAATCTTGCGGTATAATATATGCAAATTTTACCAAGGAGGAAATATTTTTATGAGAAAGAAAGTAAAGCTTCTAGCCAGTATCGGGCTGTCAAGTATTTTACTTGCATCCATGCCATCCAGTGTTTTTGCAGAAGATTTTGTGCTATATGAAGAGAACGGCATTCATGTTGAAACAAAAGGATTAACCGATTCCCCGTCCACAGGTACTATAGGACTGTACATTGAAAACAATTCTAATTTGAATTTAGGCATAGCTCCTTATGCTTATGCCATAAATGGCATCATGGCAGGTGGAGATCAGTATGGCATAAATTCCTCTGATGTAGCACCTGGAAAGAAAGCAAATTCTACTTTGGAACTGATAGATACATGGGAAAACAAGGATTTCTTTAAAGACTACCAAATGAACGAAGTAGATAGCTTTGATATTCTACTGTGGGCTTATGACAATGCAAAGAGTTTCAAGGCTTTTGACAGCGGTCAGATTCACGCTGACGTAGCCGGAACTACCGTAGTTTCTTCTCCTGTATTTGACAGTGCACAGAATTTGTACAATCAGAATGGTATTAGTGTCGATTTCATATCCTCGGCAGGTAACAGTTTTACATTTTGTATCACAAACACTACTGGGCAATATTTCGCATACGACGTAACTTCTGAGACTTATAATGATTTCACAATGTCAGATAGTTATGAAGTATACAATGAGTATTTGTTAGATGGCTGCAAAACTCTTATAACTCTGACTCCTACAGATGAATTTCTTGCGGCGAACGGAATTTCTGATGTGTCAAACGTAGATTTTGCATTAACGATTCGCCCATTAGCAGAATTCGCTAACGAATATACTACAGACTTGATTTCATATCAGAAATAATTCATTGCACAAATATCGTAAAGCAAAGAGCCGAGGATTTTACTCCCCGGCTCTTTTTTATGGTAAAGCCTGCATTCACGATCACGTTTCCTCCCCAGATCAGTCTGGCAGGCTGTACCAACGTATTAAGATGTCGATTTTTTTCAAACTTCCGCTGAACTATTTACACATTTCCGTTTCAGTGCTACTATATTACCATAATTAATTACTTAGATGAGGATAATCTGATGAAAGTTGAAGTGCAAGCGATAAACGGAAGGTGATTACTATGAAAATCGCTATTTGTGACGATTGTGAACTACAGGTTGAGTATTTCAAACATCGAATTGAACCATTTTTAAAGCAAAATGGTGACCGGAACTATACGATAGACGGTTATTTCAGCGGGGAGCCCTTGATAGATGATGTCAAGGACGGAAAATGGTTTGATATGATTGTTTTGGATGTGGTACTTAAAAACGAAAATGGCGTGGATATTGCCAAAGAACTCCGAGAGTGTGGATATAAGGGCAAAATTGCTTTCTGGACAGCTCACAAGGATTTTGTTTTTGATGCGTTGGATGTTGAATTTACGCATTATATCATCAAGGGAAATGAACACGGAAGAATGTTTTCTATGATTGACAATACCTTGAGTGATATGAAACACAAGATGCTCACAATCAGACACAGAGATTGCATTATAAGGATTCCATTGAACAAAATCGAGTACCTCGAAGCACGGGATAAGCAAGTTTTTGTTCATTGCACGAACGGGATTATGCACAGTATGTATGCAACTTTAAAGTCGGTTGAGCCTTACCTTGATAAACGGTTTTTGCGTTGCCATAAGTCATTTGTTGTAAACATGGATTATGTGCAAAAGCTGGATTCTGATTTTACGATGTTTTCTGGTGATAAAGTACTGATTCGTAAGAACGGATATGCGGATATTAAAAATCAATATTGGGAATATATTATTAAATAAAATAAAAGAGATGATCTGTCAAGGAATAGAAACAGATCATCTCTTTTTTGAGTTCATATCCAAACTCTGGGGAGGAGTTGAATTATGGTATATTTATTATATTACATTTATCACACTTTGCAAATATATTTCGTGGAAACAAATCCGAAATACTTTCCGGCAATGCGGATGTAGTACCAGTCGGTTTTGTCTTTTGTTCCTATCAGCGACAAAAAGGTGGCAATGCCATTAGCCAATTATTAGATGGCAATCAAATCTTTCCAGGTGTTCTTTCCGCATTCCCCGTCAACGCTCAGAACCCCGTTTCTGGATTTCTGATACTGTTTTAATGCATAAATGGTATTTGCATCTGCTTTTCTGGATAAGCTCAGTGCTTTCCCGTTTTTTCCTTTAAATCCTCTTGCGATCAAAATCTCTTGAAGCAACAGGACAGAAGTTCCTTCGCTTCCAAGTTTTACTAATTTTGGCTCAAACATATAACCGGCTCCTTTCGATGTGGTCGTTGATGGTTTTGTGCTAGTTGATGGTTTTGCGGTAGGCTTACTTCCAGTAGTATTGGTAAGTCCACTAAAATCAATTCCTTTTCCAGTAAATCTAAGACGATGCGTCCATCCGTGACTGTACAGGTACCAGGGCTGTGTACGGATCTCATTTCCAGAATTATCTTTCGTATCTTTTGTGCCCTCCGAACTTCTGGCATGAACAATGTCGTTCTTACCAATCGCCATTGCTACATGACTATTGGATCCATTCGGATTATTGTCCGCCAGTTCCAGGTCGCCTTTTATCATCTGTTTGTGTGCGGTCTGATTCCTAGCGACAACCTCAAATCCGGCATTCAGCATCTTGAGCATATTGCCAGTATAAGAGCAATTCTCTTTGAGATAACGCGCCTGTTTGGTAAGCCCATTTTTGAGGAACGCATAGTAATAAGCAGTAAGTGCCAATGAGCTACAGTCAAAAGATTTCGGAATGTTAATTTCGTATAAACTCCTAATTCTCTGACTGTATCCATGACTGTTATCATTGGCAATATTTACCGCAAAGCTTACTGCATCGTTTTTCACATTCTGGATAATCTGTTCTTTTGTCTTTGCCATTGTTCCACTCTCCTTTGCTTCTGTATAATCTTTATAAAATATATTTCTATCAACTTTGGTATTAATTCCTGGAATCGTTGCTTTTGAGCTGTACTGCCAGCCAACACCCCAACTTGGACGTAATCTCTCAACTACTGTCCCGTTATCATTTGCCGGATATCTGGCAATCCAGAAATCATGCTTTTTGAGGTGACTGCAAATCACGGTATTGTACCAATCAACGTTGCAGTAAATTCCGAACTTATATCCTGCGGATTCCACGATTTCACGGAACGCATCAGCCATCTTGTGAATGCTTTCAGAGCCAAGTACTCTCTGTTTATGGTGTTCCAAATCCAGGAATACTGGAAACTGAATCTTTCTTCCGTTCAATACAGATACAACCTTTCTGGCTTCGCTCTGGGCTTCAGATACTGTCAAAGCATAGGAATACTTGTATACTCCTACTGGAATTTTATATTTATTGCATCCGGCAAAGTTGTTCTCGAACTGACCATCAATAACATTTCCAGTTTCTGTAATTCTCAAGATTGCAAAATCCATTCCGTAATTTGCAACCTTGTTCCAATCAATCTTCCCTTGCCACGATGATACGTCAATTCCTTTTAACTCCATAGTTAGCTCCTTTCACATGCATTTTCTAAAAGTTGGATGGTATCCCAAATTTCTTCAATCGGCTTACCATGTCCATTAATGTGCAAAAGTAAATCAAAAATTACAGACCATAGTTTCCGTATGATTTCCTCGTTACTCATATTGTGCCAATAAGGATTCGATCTCATTGATTCTGTCTCTGACTTTCTGCCTCTCAGAATTAAGCTTGTCCATATCATATGGAATCTCTCGTCCTGTGAGCTGATATTCAAGAGCCTTGATTACCTTCCAGTCTCCGATCTTTGACGTGTTCGCTTGTAATTCCGACCTCAATACCCTGAGTTCCGCTTCAAGATTTTCTTTTTCTACGTTCTGCTCAAAATTTTGCTCCATTATGCTACCGCCTTTCTAAATAGTTTTTCAAAAAGTTTATCCATGCTGTGAATAGATTTCTTGCAATCATATTTCAACTGACAATTTCTCCAAGATTTGTAGGTAAATATGATTTCGCCAAGAGTTATTTCTTTATTATCAAGTTTCCTTTTAAAAATCTTTAGTTTTCTCCGTTCCCTCACAAAGTTGCTTTTGCATGGCTTATGCACGATTCTTCCCGAATCCGTAATAAAAATATATTGCTTAAGGAAAATAAAACCTTTATCAATTCGGCAGATATGTGTCTTTTTCTTGTTCAGTTTCATTCCTAGCTCTTCTATGATTTCTTCCGCTCCATTTAAAAGACTTTTTAAGTATTCCTTATCGTTGCTGATTGTATAGAAGTCGTCCATATGTCTTGCATATTTTCCGCATCCCATCACGGATGTAAAATAAATATCCAATGGTGTAGGATAGTAAATTCCGCAAATCTGCGATATCTGAGAGCCGATTCCAAGTCCTTTACCATCGTCGCTAAATGAATGGACAATCATTTCAAGCAAATTTATCATCTTTTCATCTTTGATGTGTCTATTCAGTGATCCAATCAGCTTATCATGTGGAATATTTTCGAAGAACTTGCTAAAATCTCCAACAAGGATATATCCTTTATTCCCATGCTCTCTGTAGTAATCCCTCAAATGCTTATCAAGTCTTTTCCTGGTAAACTCAACGCCTTTCCCTTTTACAGAAGCACCATTATCATAGATAAGCTTTGAATATAGTACAGGTTCTAAAACATAATCGCAGACTGCTCTTTGAAGTACTCTGTCTCTGATTGATGGTGATTTGATATGTCTTGTTTTTCCTCTCTCATTAACATCAAATTCTACGAATCTATCTGGCGTATACGTTCCTTCTATCAAACTTCTTCTCAATTTGATGAGATTCGGTAACAAGTTTGCTTCGTATCTCTGGATAGATGCTTTCCAATCAACTCCCATCTTGCATTTCTGGAATGACTGGTACAGGATATTCATATCTGTTATTTTTTCGTATAAATTTTGTTGCATATTATCAAATAGTACACGTTTACAGCCGTCAGACGTATCCGTTGGCATCATGCACATTATTTACCCTTTCGGGACGGATAAGGTTTCCTTCGTAAGATATACACGGCATCAGCCTTTTTGTATATCATTCAAATCGTGGACGCACATAGTTGTTGGCATTCGACGCGTTGTTGTAGTTCGCATTGCCATTGTTGTTGCAATTACAGAAATTCGACGCCGAGGCTATCAAACCTTACCCGATGTAAATATTTACTTTCCTTTCTCTATATTTTTGCGGTCTCTGCTATCTCTTTGTCTCCATCCTTTCAACAGATCAACTTCTCTTTCTACTGCCTCAAGAAGTGGGATTAACCTGTTCAAATCAATCGCAAAGCAAGATGCTATATATTGTAATTCCTGGTACAAGCTATAACAGATACCAATTGCATTATTTTGATATTTTCTCCTTACAGCATATTCCTCATGCAAGAACTCTTTTGAAGGATATATGGAATTCGCAAGTGTGATGTTGTCTATAAGGTCTTTCATGTAATCCATCATTACTTTTCTTTCTTGCTCTACAAACCAATTCGGAAATTCTGCTTGAAACTCATGGTTTGGAGTCTTGCCATATTTCGAAAATATCTCATCTATCATCTGCTGGTCTTCTTTTGAAATATCCTTAATGACTTGATTCACGGATTTCGGATTTCTTTTTACTCCGAAATCACGCATCATCCACTTCGAAATCTCAGTCCGCATATAAATCGCATTCTTGTAGAATTCCATTGTGGATAGACTTCTTAAGTGTTTTAAAACTGAAATTTTATTTTTCTCCTTTCTTCCATCCGCACCCACAAGGGGTGCAGATTCCAGATTCCGCTACGCTGCGATTACGAAGCGCGGACGCACATAGTTGAGGGCATCCGACGCGCTGTAGCAGCTCGCACTGCCATTGCCGTTGCAACCACAGAAATTCGACGCCGAGGCTACATCTTTTAGCCAGAACCACGCACTGCGATTATTCACTGCCTGTTTAGAGTGTCTAAACAATTCAAGCTGATGATTCGCATTCCCTGTATCATAAGCAGATGAACTCCATACGATTGAGCCATATAACTCAACTTCGCTCAGTAGAATTGCTTGCGCAGAAATCCATTCCCAATTATTTGAACAGCCGCCAGACGTACCAAAACGGTTGTATCCGCTGGCATTGATAGCTTTGCTTACCACTTCTCTGGTGGTTTTTAGACGAGAACCAAATTCTGCGAAAAGCTGTTGATTGATGGTTGCTCCTGCGGAAGTAGAACCAGCTGTTGCAACATTCCCAATCACTTTCGTGTTCATTTCTGACCCTTTATATCCGCCAACAGTGGTATTTGTCGGATTCATTCGGCTTCTGCCAAAATGCTGTGTACCACCAAATCCCTGTCCCGGAACCATGACGAGATGGTGATAATCCATTGAGATATTATCTCCGTTACCCCACAGGGAATCAATTCCGGCAATCGTAACGTACTGTGAGCCTGTCAACTGTAACGTACTATCTGGATTCGGCGCTGAGATTGCGCGGCTCATTTTGATGTAGTCGCCAACGTAGATATCTTCAAAGAGAGAATATCCGCCTGTTCCATTAAGGCGTTTCCACAGTGAGCCATCGTTGTAGTACGAAGTGATGTCTTTTGGCACAAGGCGCGGGATATTGTGAGACATTCTGGATAATATCGTTTCCGCTATAGATTGCATTGTGACCTGCTTATTTGATTTTCCAGATGTATCATACGTTAAAAAGGTATCCGTGTCCGCTGGCTTTGTTTTTACTGGATATTCGTTAAATTTTGCCATATTAATTCTCCTTTTCTATATTGAGCTTTTCGTAAAGCTGATTAATAAGTTTCTCCTGTCGGTCAAGCTGTTCTTTCTGGCTTTTTATCATTGCGAACATTGCGGGTATCATGATACGTTCGTTCCAGTTCTCGGGAAGTCCGTCTGTGTTATGGTCAACTGCCAGAGGAAAATACATATCCACATCTTCCGCACGGAACATCGGAAATTCAACTCCAACACGCTCATCATGTTCTTCAAGATAGCCGTCTTTGTACCGTGCCATTATTGGCTCGATGTTATACAGGCTTTCAATGAATTCTTCCGTCAATGAATCTCCAAGAATCTTGTACCTTTCAGATGATGAGCCATATGCACGAAGCCTATAATCGTTATTTGAAATCCAAGCATTCCATCCAGATGTTGTAAAGCCAAAACCATACACTTTCATGCTTTGCCTAAATATCGGTGCGTTATTTTCATCATCAAAAGTGCACGGACCAGATACATTCATATTGATGACTTCCAAGTCACAATTTTGTGCAGCCAAATTTGAAAACTTACCGGTATTAGCTGATACTTCTGTTGCACTAATATTAAGCTCTTCGGCGGTCCAGTCGATTCCCCACGCCGTTTCAACGTATTCAATGTCCGCAGTGCTGCTAAAGTATTTCTCGGCACTAACAGGATTTATTCCAGTATCTGAAAAACAAATTCCTGTATATTTCATGTACGTAGAATTTTCTTCGTAGCTTGTGAATGCAGTGTAGCCTGAGTAATCTATCAGTCCCTTCACGGTGCCTTCTTTATCTTTAATCTTCAGGTATCCGTTGCCGTTTTTGGCTCCACCTAGAATTGCGGCGTTTCCCATCAATGCGTCTAAACTGATGTACAGATGTCCATTCAGATAGTAGAGACCTTTAAATTCTCCGTCATTGGACAATATCTCAACAATCTGCTCCTGCGTAAGCATGCCAACGTCAACAGCAACCTGCCATGTCTGCTGATCGGCGATTTTAGTTCTTCCGGAATCCGTATAAATTGTTGCACGTATCATTCCGTCAGCACTAAGAGAATAGCTATCTGGATTAATAGTTATTCCGCTGGTCTGTGAATTAAAGGCCATTTTTGTCCATGTTTTTCCGGCATCTTTGCTGTATTCTACTATCCACCAGGTTTTAAAAGTTGCTTCGTCACCCTGTCCATCTCTGTAATACGCATGAACATTGAATGGATTAGGAGTTATTTTCTTATCCTGTCCCATCATCAGGACTTCTGCGTTGGCTCTAAGGTAGTACGTTCTTCCCGGAGGTCCGTCTTCTCCGCGCATTCTCGCCCATGTATATTTCGCTGGGTCTGCACTGTCCATCTTTTCGAAATCGGAATAATGACCAATGTAAATTCTATCTGTATCAGTTGTGGAAAAATCCACAGTTCCATCAATACTATTTGCATAAGCGGTATGGATGTAAGAAGTTTCTCCGTTCTCTCCCGGAATGCCAATTCCATCCGCTCCGTCTTCACCGCGAAAGCGGCTCCAGATGTAATCTTTCGGATTATCAGACGGTGTTTCTGTAGTTTTATTATCCGCAATTCCAACATAGATTGCTTCTGTGACTGTATAGATTTCATTCCCGTTACTGTCCAGTATGGGACTTTCGGTGCTGTCCAGAAGTTTTACATAATCTGGGCTATCACTCATATCAGAGCCATCCGGCATGGATGCGTATTTTCTCCATGTATAAAGCTGTTTTCCGTTTTTCCCTGATTTCTGCTTAGAAATCGTAAATCTCTTCGTTATAGAAAGATTAATCAGGTACGTTGCCTTAATATCCACCCATCCATTGTCTGCACTCAAGCCTGTGACAGTGTAAGTATGCGTATCTACATCCCAAGAGCCGGTTACACTGTCTGATTTTGTAATGGTATAGCTACAATCATTTGTGATATCTGACGAGCCGTACATAACTTTCGCTGTAGTTGTCACTGTTGGAAATACCGGAATGTTTCCGTCTGCGTCAGATGTGATCGTCTGCATATCGTTTGACAGCTGGAATGTCATATTCTTGGCAGATGCAATATTCTCATCCATGTTTTCCAATTTCTCGGACAATGTCATATTTCCGATAATCAAAACATCTGGGTCGATAACAACCGTTTTGGTGTCCATATCAACTTGGAAGATGATATTTCCACTCTTATCCTTTACGGTAATCGCACCTGTGTTAATCCAGTCAGCATTTAATCCTACGGCTGTGAGGATTCTTACAATCGTATCACCATCTACTGTCATACCACCATTCCATGTCTGTCCACCATCTGTAGACACTCCCCATGCCTCAGAAGTCATTTTCCAAATTGCCTGAGATTCTGCCAGAGTTGGTTTGTCGTGTAAATAAAAGATTTTGCTTCCATTTTCCTGTGGCTCAACAGTAGTATAAACTCCTGTGGCTGAATCAATTCTTTTTCCAAATTCTTCAAGAGCTTTTTCTCTCTCGGTTTTTTCCTGCTTAACCATATTTCTTGCAGTAACAAATGCCTGCGTCGCCTGGGAATATTGGGTGCTGCTATTTTTAGCAGCGCTTTTGGCATTACAAGCTATCTTCTGACCGGATCCCGGTTTCAATGTAGTTGTGGTAAGTAGCGATGTGTATATTTTCCCATTTCTATCCACAATAATCAGTGAATCTCCGGCTTCCAGAGCCACATCTGTAGGGCACTCGGATTCAAATGGTCTAAATCTCATGCCAACGCATTTTTCGGAGATTATTGAAGCGATTGTCTGGCCATCGCCAACACGAATTAATTTATTACCAGAAATTCCAAGTACATATCCCTCTGTACCAACCATGTAAGTTTGCGGATTATCAGAAGAGGATTCGCTGTATTCAGTTACTTTCACGCCTGTGATTACTACATCTGTATGATGCGGAGTAAAACCATAGGTGGTTTCTATTTCAGAAATGTTACCTTTTTCGTCAGTTGCAAAAAGCCTCAATATGCCATCATTTTCCAGAAATGTTCCGTTATTTGCCGATAAAATACCATTTGCACTGGATAATTCAAGCGAGATATTGCTATCATCTTGCGTTTTGAGAACTCCAAGATCATTAATAATGAGTTCTTCTTCATTGATGCTGCTATACCAACCGATGCACAATCTGCCATATTCATCGCATCTCATCCACTGACAGCCAATCTGTGCAACCCACTGTAGAACCTGGCGAAATGTTAAAGCTTCGTCATTTGGACGATTCTGCACGATATAATCATCTCTGTCAAATGATGTTGTTTGCAAAGTAACCCCACATACCTCGCAGGCATCTCGTACAATCTGCCCTCTGGTTGCCGGATACTTCAATTTGCTGTCTGAATAGTTCCGGTCAAACTTCCGCATATTATCTTCGCACGTAAGGTCTATGGTCACCGTTTCGTCTTCCGGCTGTTCAATAACTGTCACTGTACAAATACGTGTTTTTTCAATAACCGCATTTTTATGAACTATGATTGTATCACCGGTTGAATCCAGTATTTGTTCTCCAGCTGAATCTAACAGTTCACTTGTATCCTCATTTTCAATCTGTAATCCAACATAACATATGACTTCTGCTCCCTCAAAATCGTAATCGGAGTACTCACCGTCAAAATTATTAATGCTAAGATTCAATACATTAATGATTGCAGAACCGATGTCAAAGCTACTATCATTAGATACGGAATCTTCGAATTCCATTCCGTTTTGCCACAGATTGGCACTGGTCAGATTGAGTACAGTTCCGTCTGTAAGTGTGATATCTGCATACTTGAGGTACTGCACGTCCATTCCGTTCTTGACTTTTTCTTTCCATCTGTTAGATAATTTTCTCATGCATTACCTCTCAATCACATCAAAACTGATAGATTCTGTTCTCTGGTTTCCATGCCACCACCATTTAACAGGCGCACTCCTGTCACCAACATAAAATGTTCTGGTTTCGTATTTTCCAGACATCATATCTGGATATGTAATTTGGATGTACTCGGGATTGAACGCTTGAAGAATCTTAGCTGTAGTAGCCCAATCTTTACCTTTCCACTGCAAAGCTAATTTCCTTTTTTGCGCTACCCTGTTTTTATGCATGACAGAGTCATCAGATCTTCCTGATTTTGCCGCTGATACGTCCTGTAATCCCCATGTGTAGGAAGACGGGCAAGGCATCGAGACACCGTTTACTTTTAAAAATATTTCTGCCATATAACACCTCATAAAAGAAAAAGCACCTCCCCGAAAGAAGATGCTTAATTACACGAAAATAGCGCCTATCGCTCTGATAGACGCTTTATGATTCTTTATTCTATCACATATACAAGGTGAGATTCAGTAAGAAAAAGTTATATTAATGTTTCTTTTGGATATCAGAAATGAATCTTTCGAAGTGTTCTTTACAAAATGATTCATAATCCGTGTTTACCATAAGAATTGCCCGATTTTTTCATCCTACCATTTCTCCTTTAACTGATTAATTGGTGTTCCAACTACTCCAGTACTTTCCCCACTGTCGGTTTCTTTATATTTTTTAATGCACATATCGTGTGATTCAATCGCATTTACCAGACGTTCTCCAAAATTATCTTTTGCCGTGCCGTATTTGTAAAAGCTTGTTTCGCACCGGTTTTGTCTCAGTTCATCAAATCTGTCTGAATACTCTGCCGGCATTTCTTTTCCAAGTCTACTCATTTCTTTCTCACTTTCTAATTAATTACTGTATCGTTTTCCATCTAAAATCCATTTGAAGCATCTATGCGAGGAAATAATCGCCCTCTGTATTTAAAATAGATTTTAGGCTGTTTTATTCAATGAATATCTGTCCTTCATATTTTTCAAATCTGTACTTCTGTGAAATATCTGGATATTTTTCTTTATCAACCAAACTGTAAAACATTTTTTGTGGTCTGGCATATAGTTTTCTTTCTCCATACAAAGCACGGTAAATTATCAGCGGTTCGTCTGTCTCTGTATGCTTTGCTTCGCCGACAATCTTATACAGGTAATCATTGCTCCGCAAATCACTGACGGTTTCTCTCTTGAAATGTTTTACTATGTCCCCCGGTTCAAACAATGGTCTGTCTATTGGCATATTTTCATTCCTCCCGTTTCTGTTTCACGCGGTTATACAAAATGTTCTGTGTCTTCTCCGTGAAGAACAGCCAGATATGATAATCGCAGTCCATATTGTTGTTTTTCCCAATGTCAGAGCCGAAATATTCGTCCATCATGTCCAGATAATATTGCGGTTCCTCGTCCTCTTCGACTATTCCGTCTTTCACCATATCCAAGTCAGCATTTCGAATCATACTCAGAAACTGGTCAAGATCATTGGCATAAACCATCGGGTGTCGTTCTCCCCGATACTGTTTGAATTTTTCAAAGAACTGTTTGACCAATGCCATAGTCAGACAGATGTCATGGTCTTTCAAAATATCTTCTTTGTCCCCGTACAGAGAATTAAATCCATTGTACAGGATTGTCGGTAGTTCTTCGTCTTTGTAATCGACAGAGCGATTATTTTTCGCATGTGCGTACCGTTCCTGCTTCTGCTCTTTCGTTCTAGGTGGTATATTATTAATATTTATATTTATATTATTATTAGGAGCAGAAGTCTTTACTCCTTTACCAGACGATGGTAAAGTCTTTTCCTCTGTACTTTATCAAGTACAGTCTTTATCTGTATTCTCTGTATAGTGTTCTCTGTAAGTAGTCTCTGGTAATGCTTCTGTCGAATTGTCGGTGTGCATTTCGTCATTTTGTCTATTTGCACACGGACAATCTGACGTTGAAATTTCAACAGTATCTTTTAAGACTTTTTCAAGAACATCTTCGTCAATAGAATACCATTTAGTTCTGTCCCTACTATCCTTGTTATAATTGCCTGTAATAACAAGACCGGAATTTACCAAATTTTTAAATGCTCTTTCAACAGTTTTTGTTGACCACCATGGAAAATTTTCTTTTCTCCAATTTTCCATGGTATTGTAGCTCCAATACTTTCCGTCGTGATAATTTCTTTTTAACTTTTCATTAATTTCAAGCCAATAATAAATTTGTCTTAAAACAACAGCTTCATTAAGTCCTATTCTTACTGCAAGTTCGGAATTTATAACAAGATTGCTTTGAGTAGATAAAATAAGATCTGATAATTTTTTATTCATAGTAGATAACCTCCATGTCGTTAATGTGTGACTGCCTTGTAGCCACAGATCCATGATTTATAAAAACAACAGGCAGGTGCATCATGGAATTGCACTTGTCCCCCGTCGGGTTAGCCTGTTGGTTTTACCAGACAAAAAAAGAGCACACCAAAGAATCGTGAGGTTTTTCCCTCGTTTCATCTTTAGCGTGCTCTTTTCAACAAATGTAATAACTATCTCTCGTTTAGTATATCAAATTTTACCGCAAAAATCAATATGCCGGGGACGGATTCATGCGATAATCTGTGTTGTTCTGAGCCTTTGTGACAATTCGCGCCAGTTCACGTTCGTTCACTTTGATGCTGTTCATGATGTACTCCGGCGAAGAACCGCCAAAGCCACCATTGTTCATCAAAGCAGTAACTACGCCACGCTCGACAGCTTCCATGATCTCATCTTTCGTAAGTCCCATGTTGCCGTCATAGCCGGACATGATACTGTCGGCAATGGATTTCATGGCTTTTCGATTTTCCAAAGGAAGAACAGCTTCCTGTCCTGCTTCGCCTACACCAATGACAGATGCATTTTTGAACAAACCACCTTTTGCATACCAGTTCGGACTATAGACAGGGGTTGAACTGGTACCGCCGTTCCCAAGGCTATGTGTTTTCCACTGAGAAATATAATACGAAAGCGTAGGCATTCTCACGGATTTCATTCCATTTCTTAATGATTGAGCCGCATTATGGCCAATGCTGTACATATCACTGAATGCGCTGCGAATAGTTCTCATAAAGCTATTTAAAGAGCTATCCATACTCTTTGACATACTTCCAGAAACATAAGAAGAGATATCTCTTCCGATATTCTCCCATTTCTTATAAGCAATGTTGTACTGACTTTGGAAATGGCTTGTTACAGATTTGTCCATATTTCCAAGTTCTGTACTTACGGCATTTTTCATCTCCCTTGCCTTTAATGTCGCTTCTCTGGAAGAATTTCCCCATGAGCTAGTAGTTGTAGTTTCCATGCCTTTCATGTAAGTATCAGCCTGTTTCTGGATTTCCGAGAAATCATCTGTGGCATTTTTTGCCATTTGATTTGTGGCTGTTTGAGTGTCTCTTGATGCCTGTCCAACTGATGTTGATATAGTCTGCTGTGCTCCAACAATATTCTTGTCTACTGCTGATTTTGTGGCTAACGTAGCGTTCGGGAAGTCTTTTGCAAGTTTGTTGTTCAGTTCATCGAGTGGAACTCCTGCATTCTTCAATGAAGTGTAGACTGTATCTAATGCATCTTTGGTATTTGTGATAGTTCCACCATTATTAGCATTATCAAGTTCGTCCATGGCTGTTTTGTATGAACCACCAAAATCGTCAGATTTCAGACTCAATAAGTATAGCTCGTCTTTCAAATCCGAAATACTGATTTTTGATGTATCGAATTTACCAGCTGCTTCTGACACGCCATCTCCAAGTGCGGAGATTTGATTAGTCATACCCTCAACAAATTCAGCCGATACACCGGCCTGTGCGCCATACTGCTCAAGAGCTGTTCTAGCCTGATCGGATGAAACGCCATACTCTTTCAATTTTTCAACCATATCAGAGTACATTTCATCGTGAGTTTTTCCAAGTTCTTCATCCTTCTCAATAAGCTGCCACAACGCTTCCGATTGATCGTTTGTAAGATTTGCTACATCAGTCAGCTGTGTTGCGTAATCATGGAGATAACCACCATACTGTGTAGTCATTCCATTACCACCTTGCATGGTCTCAAAAAGTCCTGCTAATTTCTTGGTAAGTAATACTGCACCATCTACTGCAAGAGCAATTCCACCACCAGTTGCAACAAGTGAGCCTAACGATGTCCCAAGAGCCGGAATAGTTGTTGAGACTGCTTCTGTGATTGCGGGACTCAGCATACCTTGTACAGCTTTAGAAAGATTTCCAAATACAGTATCACCTGTAAAAAACTTAGTAATTGTATCAACTAATGGCATGAGCTTATTACCAATAGCAAAAACAGCCATTGCCTGAACAAATGTGCCGGCAGATGTTGTTCCAAGGCCTTCCCAGATTCCTCCAAGAACATCACCAATAACAGTAAGTAATTGACCAAGATGCTTAGCCCAATCAATCTGACTAAGAAATACGCCTACGTTGTGTCCAAATGCCTCCCAATCAACACCTCTTGCAATTTCAATAAGAGATGTGAGTAATTTGTTAATAAATTCTTCTAACTTCTGTCCATTCTCTTTCCAGTTAAACTCTTGCATGAATGTGGTGATTCCGTTGGTAATATTATTAACCAGGTCATTCCATTCAAAGTCTTTGGTAAATGAAGCCAATGTATCAAAAGCACCATTCAATCCAGTTGCAAGTGTATGAGCAATTTCACCGAAGTTAATCTTTTCAAAGATTCCGTTCAAGCCTTCTGCGACAGCTGTTCCAATTTCTCCGTACTGGAGATTTTCTACGAAGCCTGAGAAAATATCCCATCCACGCATAAAGGAATTTCCAAGCAGATTGCCGAAGTTTTCCCAATTCACTTCACGAACAAGGCCAGTGATACCATTGGCAAATTTAGCACCAAGGTTCTTCCAGTCGATTCCTTCCAGAAGTTGGTTTGCAGTATTTACAATAGTATTCATACCGGCACCAACAGTACGTCCCATTAAATCCCAGTTGATATTATCAACCATACTGTTAAATGTTTGGGTGAACGCACTGGTGAATTTAGTGATGTACGGGCCTACGTTATTCCAGTTAATAAAATCATAAAGCTTTTGCATTCCCCAGTTGATGCCATCAGCCATGATTTTTCCAAGGCCTTTCCAGTCTTTTCTCTTAAAGGCATTTACAATGGCATCTGCCATTTCATTTGCCCTGTTGGACATTTTCTTGAATGCTTCGTCCCATGCTTTTTGATATGCAGATAAAGCATCGTTCAAAGCTGCATCAAGTGCTCCGATATGCCCCAAACCGCCTTTTCCAGAGCCAGAAGATGGATTACTTGTACTACCAGAATCAGAATTGTCATTAAGCTGATTCAGTTCATCAAATGAAAGAACTGACAATGTTTTTTTGAGCTTTTTGGCATTCTTATTTGCAGTATCAATAGAATCACTGGCATTATCCATATCATCCGCAATGTTACTTGTATCTACAGAAATACCGCCAGTAGATGATACAAAGTTAGACAGTTTGATTCCAAGAAGTTTTGCAATATAAGCGAACATTCTTTGTATTGCGATTACTATTGCATTGATATATGGAAGTACTGTTTGCAGTATAGGAATGAATAAGGAACCTATTGTTCTACCAAGGGATGCAAAGTTAGATTGAAGCATACGAATCTGATTTGCCGGTTGATTTCACTTTGTTATCGTAAAGGCTTTTTATCCTCTACTTCTTATGGTTTCCCATAAGGTCGGCGTACATTTTCAACCATAAAAATAAGACGCATTTCTACGCCTTATGGTTGTCGAGCACTCTTGGGAGAATTATATTTATTCATCTCCTACGCTCTACGGTGTCGCATAGCCTTTCGCTATCTATGCGATTACCTCGGTATTGCCATGCTGAATATTGATATAATCATCACACTTGCACCAGTAGAATCCTCTACATTTGTTGCCAGTGTTTAATGCTTTATGAATTTGCTTATGTACTTTGGTTTCTTCTCCTAGAAACCTCGCTGCTTCAGAACAATTATTAAAATGATTTATTATTTTCTTGTTCTGATCTAATTGGAATATTCCATTACCCTCTGATATTCCTTTAAACTTATAATTTTGATTTTCGTCATAGTTATCTGCGTAAATCCATTGATAACCACCACTTCTTTTTATTTTACCAGTTAAACAAGAAGATATATTAGCTCTTCCTATTCCAATCTTTTTGCTTGCTTCTGTTACGGAATTGAAAGTGTTTATAAAATTTCCATCAAGATCTAGCTGTATGATACTTCTTTTGCGAGGTGATTCTGCCCTTTGATACGCTTCTATGGAGTCAATTTTATTTTCGACTTTGTATCTCCATTGATAACCACCAGATTGTTTAGTAATTCCATTGGCACAATCTCCTATATTATGGCGCCCTATTCCAGTACATACTGAAGCATGTTGGCAGCTTAGAAATTCTTGAATATAATTCCCATCTAAGTCATACTGAATAACCGGAAGTGAATTCCACGAAACACCGCCTTCGCCGCCCAATGTTATATTGTACCCATTTGAGTTTTTTGAATGAATACATGTATTAAGCTTTTTTATCCAGTATATTTCTTTTTCCTTTATTTCATCATCGGTTTTGGCACAATCAATGATTTTCCATTCAAAATTTTCAATTCCATATTTCTTTAAAGCTCTATGGAAAGGAATATCATCATTAATGTCATAAAAATGCTCTTTTCTTCTTTTTTCAAAATTATAAGTTTTTCCAACGTATATTTTTCCGTTGATTTTATTAGTTGCTGTATAAATTACAAATTCTTTTTTCAATCAAATCACCTGTATTTATTATAACACAAATACAGTATTCAGTACAGGTTTTACCGATTTTGCTCGATTTTCACTAACACATTACTATGTTAGGCGACAAATGATAGTTCACAAAAACCATCGTCTATCGTGTTTGACAAATCAGCCCACGCATACTTAGAGTTGTTCAGCAAGATAATCGTTCTCAGAATCGTTTTATCTGCCTGAGACAAATTCGATATGCTGGTGTTAATTCCAAGATTATACAGTTCCTGTTGCATGTTGGCATTACGGATATTAATGCCGTACTTATCCATAGCGCGGCTCATACCAGTCAAGCCAGATGCCATGTCCTGCCATACATCCTCGAAGTCCATGTTTCGTACAGAAGCAAGGTCAGCACCAATCATAGTGAGTGCATCAGACAATTTTAAGGCAGTCTCTGATGTATCGCCCATAGATGATGCCATCTGTGCAAATGTTGCCTGATACTGCATTGTTTTTTCTGGGTCAAGTCCAAGACTAGCGGTATTGGTTCTAGCCAGTTCACCAGTATCTGAAATTTCGAATCCTGTCAGTTTCTGTGAAAGCTGTTTTGCCCTTTCCTGGAATGAATTTGCATATGCTTCAGCGGATTTTATGCCACTTTTTTTCCATTCGTCAGTGTTGATTCCTTCTGCCACCTGATTGAACGCAGAGTTGAAATAGTTCAGAGTCTCTACATAGTTCATTGCGGATTCTACTGGCGATGCCAGAACATCTAATGCTCTTTTTGCGAGAAAACCTTTGGCGTAAAGAGCACTCAACTTATTCGTTACCGAACTCAGAGGATTTGACAATCTTCTTATTTTTTCACTAGCTTCAGAAGATGCATTTCCAATACCTGCGATTGCAGATACAGCTTTCCCGCCTAAAGAAATAGCTTTTGAAGCAAATTTTTGAAAAGCATTTGTCAGCCCATTGATTACAGTACTTGCTTTTGAACCTAACGAAGAAATCGTGTTAAATGAATTCGAAACGCTATTCGTGGCACGCCCTACTTTACTTCCAGACGATGCTAATACTGCAAGAGCTTCTGTCATTCTTATTGTGCTCGAACTGATATCTGGCGCGCTTTTCATTACGTCAAAAAACTTCAAAACCTCTTGTGCGAGAGTTGATAATTGACTTGCAGTCTTTCCGGTTTTATCTCCTGCACTAGCTAATTTTCCAAGAGAAGTAATAAAAGCATTGGTGGATGCTGATACTTCGCTCATAGATCCTAATTTAGTAGCCGCATTATTTAAACCTGTCGCAAGATTCGGAAGTTCCTTTGATACATTGCCGATATACTGTCCTGTACCGGCAAGTTTAGCTATAGCGGTTGTGAACCGGCTAACGCTCGGAGAAACATCTGGAATAGCATCAAGTTTCTGCATCTCGGTAAGAATTTTACCTAATTTTCCTGTATCAAACTGACTGAAATCGGATTTTCCAAGACGATTGATAGCGTTTATAGCCGCATTCAATCCATTTGCTTTAAAATTCACGCTACCTAAACTTTTTAAAGAATTGGAAAAATTATTTAACCGACTTATGTCAAGATTTCCAAGGGCAGTGTTTAATGTATCTAATTTTTTTACAAGGTTATTAATAGACCGTACCGCCTGAGTTGTGCTACTGTCTATTTGTATATTGAGGGTATCTATGGTATTATCGGCCATTAAAGCACCTCCTTTTAATCAAAAAAATAAAGGGCAGACAAGACTTTTAATCCTGCCTGCCCTCGTCATTATTACCATGATTCAGCTCAAAATTTGCTTGCATGAGTTGCAATGTCATGAGCAACCTGTCACGTTGCCGTTTCTTTTCTGTTTCAGAAAGATTCTCTTCATCCTCTTGCTTTTGCTTTTCGGCTGTTTGTGAAAATGGTTCTTTAAGGTATTCAGCTTTTGACTTTTTACCAATAAGCACATTTGCAACCGCAGTCTGAACTGCACACATCGTGTACATGTTGAACTGCCATGCTTGCGAATCAGCCATTTTTTGTTTTAATTTGTAGGCTTCCATATATGGTTCTAAATCATATGGTGTAGAATCCATAAACTTTTCTTCTGAAACACCGATTGATAAATACAATGGAAGTAACTTTTTATGAACTACTTCTGGAAAAGTTAGCTCTTCTTCTTGTGATCCTGCGGAGTCTTCGGAAGTTTCTTTTCTTCCTCCGATTTCTCCTCCATTGCTTTTACCATTCCGGATAAAAAACCGTTCTTTTCAAGCTCCTGACTTGCTTTTTCAAATAAAGTAAATCCATTATGAGGATTTTCCTCTGTGGATTCATCTTCGTAGTCGTCCAGAAGATCGCACACTTTATCGTATGCAATTTTCTTTTCTTCTTCGGTTTCATATCCAAATTCATCTTTGTGTTTTCTTTGCAGTCCTGCCAGAATCAGTTCTGGAAGCATTTTAATCATATCTTTCGGATTATTGATTGCCCCCATAGAAGACACCTGTGTAAGAATGTCCGACTGAGTAAGCACTCCGTATCCGAATTTTACTTTGTATGTTTTATCATTTACTGAGAAACTAAACATGAATTATCCTCCCTGTTTTACATCTTATTCAGCAGCCGCCGTCGGCTCAATTTTGGTATCCAGTCCCTTATATGTATTGATGATAAGAGAAATGGACATGGTTGCTGCTTCGTTCTGTGCAATTTCTGGCATTGGAATTTCGCGACCGCATTCTGCAATAACAAAGAATGAGTCGGACATATCCGGGAACGACACCTGAAACCAAGTTGCCAATCCTGTAGTTTTTGCAGCCTTAGAATCTTCGTACAGTTTTTTAATCTGTTTAACAGATTTGTCTGGATCCATGATAAATTCAATCTCCCAAGTACCACCTGTATCCTGTCTACCAGCTGCATACTGAGTCAGATAATCTTCCAGTGCAGAAACATCAATCTGTTCTGTGTCAAGAGAAATACCGCCGATGGAAGAGGCTTCTTCCAGCTGTGTGAATTTGGCAGGTTTTGTACCTTTCACGGTTTCAACGGCATATGAAAATTTCACACCAAGTGTAGTTAATCGTGCCATTTTGGCTCCTTTCTGCCTTTCGGCTATAATTTGTTGCAATAAAAAAGAGCCTTAACGGCTCTGGTTCTAGTACGTAACCCTGTACCGGGAGATAAAAGGATCACCTCCTTCTAGTCTTCTTTGCTTGCCTGCTTTACAATCTGATTTACATAATTACTAAGTCCTGCAACGAGGATTCCCTGTGTGATTGCGGTAAAAATTGCCATTGCGATTTCCTGTGCGCCAGATATAGCGCATGTAGCAATAACATAAATTCCACAAATCAGAATGCCTAAAGCACCAAGGATTGCCGGGATATATTTGTCCGGTATGACTTCGGATTTTTTGATTCCCATTCCGATAAAGTACAGTACAACCGCGACAATAAGAAGTTCCGGTTTCACGTAATTCATAATCTGTTCCATGTTTTTCTCACTCCTTTCCTAGAGTAATGTGCCAGTATATATCCGGCTATATCTGCTAACAACACGTTTTATGCTGTTATCAGCATTATTTTGTCTTACGGGCCCGTATATCCTACGGAACCCCATGCCAACCATAGCCTTGTGACTGGCATCGTCAATTTCATATGCTTTTGAAGAAGCTTTTGAACCAGTCGCATAGGATTCTGATTGGAAAGATGGCGTTGTCGCGCACTCATCTCCCTCAAGATTGCCACGTGATGTTGGATTTCCAAGTAAGAACAAACGTGCGTAAACCCTTTTGTTTGAAGCTACCGTCTGACTTTCGTCATTAGAAAAGTTCCCTTTTCCTACAACGGGTTCAATAGTTGCTTTCCATCGTTCAAATACATCCGAAACTGGATTTTTCACTACATCTGGCATCTCTGTCACCACCTTGTTTTGAGCATAGAAAAAGCACCCACCATTCCGGTAGATGCTTTTATATTTTACAGTATACATAAAACAGACGTTATATTCAGTAAGAAAAGGTGCTATGTTTTTATGCAGAAAACACTTCTTTTGCGATTCTACGGATATTCTGCATAATTTCTACGCTTGCTTTGTACACGGGCATTGTAGCCTCCGTACCGTAAGAACGTACCCATTCGCCAGAATCTGCTACATATACCCACGATTCGTTTTTTCCTTTGCCTTGTCCGTAAGAACCGATTGTGTAACCAAATTCTTCTCCTTTTGGATGTGGGCTAGAACCGGCGGCTCCGTTGTAATGGATACCTGCACCGAATTCTATGAACAAAAGTCCAGAACCCTCACACACAAGAGTTGCCTGCGCATAATTTCCGAACCTGTTGATTTTGATGTAGGTATTGTGGTTTTTATCAGAATCTCCCTGTGCCAACATAATATTTTCGTCTATGACAGGAATTCCCAATTCGCAAAGCCTTTTAAGAAATACTTCATTTTTATCGCAAAGACTGTTTTGATATGCTTTCAATTCTTTGATTACATTTCCAATAGATTTTTGGCTCAGATTGCATTTGATTACTCGTCCGCTCATTCTTCTGCACCTATCTTTTTAATTCCATATCTAGCCAGATTTCCTCTTTGCGTATCAAGGATTTTCTTCAAACGATAATCTGGCGGTGTTGTAGGAATACCATCTTCCAGAACCAGATTTCCCAGTGCGTCAACCTGTGGCACAGTATCAATCCAAAATACATCTCCCTCTTGCGGATGGAAAGAACGGTTAAAGGAAGTAATGTACCTGTCGTAATCCGGCACGATTCCTGCTGATATTTCCTCTGGCGTTCCTGCGGTAGATGATACGGAAAACTTAAAACTTTGTGGCTGATTGTATGTCGGTACGGTATCTATTCCATCAAGTGTTTCGGTTACTCTTGACCAGTACACGGTCTGTTTCTGTCTTTTTAATCCTCTCATAATACTTTCTCCAATGCAAAAAAAGGAGAACATTTCTGCTCTCTCCTAAATGGTTGATTGTTTATTTTATTTCAGTTTCGTTCTACACTTCTTCAGATTTATCCATTTCAGAATCTGCATTGTGGTTTGCCCTCATCAGTTAATTATTTTCCGCTTTCAGTTCCTTCCTTATTAACATCCATCAGCTCATTATACTGTTCTTCAGTAATCCTGCCAGTTGCAAAGAAAATATCAATTTTATTCTTCAAATCGTCTGTAAGTCCATTTCTTTCTTTAAGTTTTAATAATGTTCTGTATAACATAATCATACCTCCAATTCTGTTAATGCTACTGCATATTCACTGTTGACATAGGCTTCTGCTGATTGTATATCCATGTCATAGATATAATCTCGGTTATCGTTAAGTTGCTTTTTGACATAATTCCACCCATTTGCCATGCTTATTGGATAGTTAAATGCTGTATATCCGTCAAGCTGTTCGCTATTAACGCTGATGTTTGTAGTTGGATAATATGTTGTAAGTGCTTTAAATGCGGTAATTTCTTCTGTGGTAAGGTCAATTTCTTGTGATTCTGCTAACAACCATTCGGTTTTGTTTACTGCTGTCCGTTGATTGTGACGTTACCGCCTGAATTTACAGGGATTGCGTTGAGGGAGTAAGGGAGAGTGACGGTCTGAATAGGTTTGTATGGTTCAAAATCGGAATCAGTGGCACTTATCATTATATTTTTGTATGTAATTTTGGTAGCTGTAGTGGCATAAATACCAAACATAACTTTTACATATGAAACATTTTTTAAATCGATTGTTTCATGATTAATTCCAGCTTTCGTTCCATCAAATTCAAAACTCACATGAGAAATGTTATTTCCTGCTATACTTTCATTGCCATTACCACCCATCAATTCTTTATTTATATCAAAGTATTTCGCATTAATATGGTATCGACCATCACTTGTGTCCGAAGACGTATCAAAAGAAAAATAAATTTTCCCCTTGTGTAAAATAACAGGTATAAAATCCGTAGTATATGTTTTTGTCAACCCAATTAAATCACTACCGGGATATAAATTCTCCCCACACACCTTCACCGTCGGATTCACAACGCTTTTAATCTCCTGCGGATAATCAGGAGAGGGTGACGGCTGACCGCCAACGTAGGGTTCGTAGGAAGTGGCTGTAGATCCTTTTTCGATTTGGATAGTTGCTGTTGCATTTACAGTAGTATTTATACGAACAACACACCGTATAATCAAATCAACATTATCTGGAATTTTAACTGTAGCGCATTTAGTTGTCATCCCAAACAATTGATGATAGTCAGTCATATCATTTTTTTTATACACAGCACACAAATATAAATTTGCATCATTGCTATTTAAGGAAAACGTATACGTTTCACCTATCGTAAAAATATCTTTTGGATAATTAAATTGAAAATATGTGCTTGAAAAATCTTTTGTAGACGTACCTTTTGCAGTAATGATTCCATCTTTTGCTTCAAAAATAACACCGTTTATATCTCTCGAACCGTTAGAAAAAGTAAACAAATTCTTCCCGCTATACTGTTTCTGCTCAGACTTCCCGTACAGCATCATATCCATAATTTTGCCATTGTCAGAATCAGCAAGATGGGTTTCACCTTGCGAACTGGCGTAGAATTTAGTGATTTTATTGGATAAATCTTCCTTTAGTGAATTAGTTTCCGCCTTTACTTCTTTGAATTTGTCGCCTACGGCTTTGGAGTCGGCAAATGCTCCCTCTTCACTCAAAGTTTTATCTGGGATAGGCTTGTCTGCTAAGCCTGGATACCCAACTGGAACATCTCCGTTTTGAGTATGGATTTTTAAAATTGATTCTGCCATGAACTACCTCCTAAAAAATAAGTACACCATCATCATTTACAGCTGGCAAAATAGGGTTTTCATTTATGCAATCATTTTTTCTACTCCAACAGAGGACACATAAGTAAATTGGTTTCCTAAAACATCTTTTGCAACGCCAATTACAAAGCATCCGTAATCGGCAAGCATATTACACACAAATTCCTCTGCATCCACCCAATACTGTTTCTTGACCATACGGTGAAGTTCTGGTAATAGACCGTAGCTGAACATCACGCAATGACCTAATTCATGAATAAACACACGGTTCAGAAGCTCTCCGTGAAGGTTATTTGCGATTGAAATAATATGGGTGGAATAATCCGATACTCCAAGCGTTCTATTGCCTGTACGGTCAATTAACACACTGTCGTGCGGAAATACGAACTGCACTCTCCATAAGTCCCCGTTCATGTAAAATTGTCTTAGCATGGTTTGTCACTGTCCTTTTCTCAACTAAAAAGCCCCTGCTACATTCCTGTAACAAGGGCAAAATTCATTTCATATTCAATTCATCTGCTGTATCAGGCGAGTTAAGTCAGTTTTCATCGACTGTCTAAGAGTCGCATCTGCATCTGACCACATCTCTGTAAGATTACGGATAATGTCAGATGTATACTCTTTCATGGAATCATCCATTTTTCTCTTAGATTCTGTATCATTGGAATCATGGTAATGCCTGCGGTTCTCGCTGTATCTGTCATAGCTTTCGCCATATCTGGACTGCTTATGGTTCATTCCATCCATTCTCATATCACTACGGTCTGGATGATAACCCATGCGGTACATATTACGTTCGAACTCTGGATTGTTCAGATACTCGTCCATCCAGTCATCATCTTCCATGTACAGATATGGTTTATATCCCATACGACTTCCTTTGCCTTTCGGGGCAAATCTGCCGTTTGCGTAACGATACCTGTCATATCCCATGCGACCAAGATATTTCTCTTCCTGTTCGCATTCGTCCATAGCTTCTACGATTCTGTAATCTTTATCTGCACAAATCGCACACTTTACAGCTTCCATGCAGTCTTTCAAATCGTCCCAGTCTTGAGCGCTGAGATTATCAAAGCCATGTGTTTTGGCTTTTTCCATAGCCCATTTTCCCATTTCCATTGCAACTTTATGCATTACAGTGCCCCCTTTCTAACAGCCTGTGTAACAGGTGCTTCTGTTGTTGGGGCTGTACCGTTAATTGCTGTCAAATTGTTGTTCGGACTACAAGCCGGATTTCCTAACATCTTAAATACTCCACCAGTTGCACTCGTAGCTACTCTGGTTGCATATTTTGTTCTGGTTCTTACTCCACACGCTGTAACCTGTGCACAGCAACGATTCTCTAGCGGATACAAAGTTGTTCCTGTTCCTATCTGAATCATTACCGGGGCATTAATTGTAGTGGTTGTTGGTATACTTTGTGCGATCACAATGCAATACTTTTCTCCATTGGAATAACTGCCTGCCGGGAGTGTAACCACAAGATTCCCACCAGTGAATGCGACAGACTGGCTTATCACAAGATGGTTACAGAGCTTACAAACATTTTTACAACTCATATTTTATACCTCTCAATCAAATAAGAGGTGAGCCGCAACCCACCTCTTAGAATTTAGTCAACCTCTAAGGGTGAGTTACTTAGCAGCAACTGTTTCCATATCCGTTGCATCCTGCGTATGCATACGGAGCCGGTACCTGAAATGCAGGAATCGGGGATGGATTGATTGAATTGATTAATCGCTGCGTCTGTGCATTCATTTCAGTTACAATCAGCGCGGACTGACGATCCTGAGATGCAGCACGCTTCAGATCAGAGTTCTCTGCCTGCAATGTTGCAATCTTATCATTCGTCAAGAAATCAAGGATTGCTCTTGTATTGCTGTTCTGATTGTCCAGAATATCTCTGGTATTGTTGTTCATTGTGTTTTGAAGAGCACAAGTGTTGGTTGCCAGGTTGTAGTTGATACCCTGGATAGCTTCTCTTGTTTCACAGCAACAATTTGCTAATTGAGACTGTAATGCATTTGTGTTCTGCATGTTTGCTACAGTATCAGCGTTAATAGCCTGCTGAATTCCATTGAAGCCTTGGAGCATTCCAACATTCATGCCATTAAATCCACTCTGCATGGTATTGTTGAGAGCATATGTGCTATCGCAGATACCCTGCTGAATACCTCTAATACCATTCTGGATATCATTAAGAGCAAATCCCTCATTGATATCGGAACGTGTAGCCCATCCTTGGAAACCTGCACCATTTGCACCATTGCCACCGAAGCCGCCGCCCCAGCCGCCAAAACCTCCCCATCCAAAGATAGCAAAGATCAAGACAAGCCAGATAAGTGAAAAGCCATCACCGCCCCACATATCATTGGCGCGATTATTAGAGCCTGTAGCGGCAGCAATGTCACTAAGACTGTAATTTGAACCATTCATCATGTTTTTAGTCTCCTTAAATATTATTTACAATAGGAGACATCCGCGGCTGTCGTCCCAAATTGTAGCGATTCTGAATCACCCAATTATGGGGAAATGTTATAATCCAAGGAATTTCTGGATAATTCCATCTGGAGATAAATGTTTTTCATTGAATACATTTTGTTGTATTTGATGTAGCTGGTCTGCATCACCTTTTTTGTATAAATCCAACGCATTCTTCAATGTCGGATTGTTTCCTGCAAATTTACTCATATCGTTCATCATGTTATCCACACTTCCGAACCTCTGAGAAATCATTTTCTCAAATTGCTTTTTCATCATGGCATTAGGATTGAAACTCATCTTTGCTTACCTCCGTTCTGCTTAGATACCGATGTCTCCGACATTTGTGTCGGGAACATGTTTTTTATTTCAGAAATCTCAGAGCAAACATCGTTTCGAAGCTGATTAATCATAGCAACTAGATCAACCTGCTTTGGTTCTTCCTGTTGCTGCTCTGCTTCTGGATTGACAAGTCGGTAAACAAAAATTTTGCTTCTTCCGTCTGCTTGTAATTGTTTCCTGTAGACTTCTGTACCATCTGTTTTTGGATAATAAACAGGATTTCCAGACATATCTACATCTTTTGCTTTTACAGTATCAATGCCATCAACCATCTGCCCTTGAAGCATAGGTGATTGTGGAACTGGCTGTAACTGTTGCATCTGCATTTGTCCATATGGCATTGCCTGTTGATAGTTATTCTGTAATTGTGCCAACCTGTCTTGATACGGCTGTATTTGTCCGTAAGGGTTGCTCATCATTGGCTGTTGCGGATAATACGGATAACCTGCCATAATCTGTTCCTCCTGTCCGGGATTCAAGAATCATATCCATATCATCTATAGAACGATGCTTTTCCCATATACCCTCGTAAGGGTTTCTTAATATAATCATTACGTTTTCTCCTATGATTATATTATATAGGAAGGAACACTGTATTTGAACGTCACTATTTCGCCACATTTCCGCCATTATACAAAGAAAAGCCCCGAATATACATCGGGGCAACTTTGGTAATTTTCTTTTTTATTTTTCTATTGATTCGGTCTATGGTTCTGGGACTGTACCCCATTAATTCAGATGCTTCCCATAATGTTTTTTCGCCATAAGCCCGTAATCGAAATAATTTTTCTTCACGTGAATCAAAACCTGCTTCTTGCAAGTAAAATTTTCTTTCATCTTCTGAAAAATCCGCATAATTCATATAACTCCACCGTCCTCCCTTACAAGTGGAATCGATTTGTTACATAGGAAATACACCGCTCAACATAAATCCTACAACTGCTCCCACGACTGCTGTTATAATGCATACAATAATGGTGTCATAACGTTTGCCAGGGACTGCCATGAGAATTTTTAAATTGTTGTTCATCTCATCGACTGTTTCTTTGATATGATCTAAGTCATTGCTATACAGGGCAGTCTTCTGTTCGAGTTTATTAATTCTAGAATAAAATTCCTTGTGTCTTTCAGACTGCTTTTCCTGCATATCATGAATATTTTTTTCAATTTCTTCGAAGCGGTGATTGTTAAAGCACTCATGTTCACATCCCATCGCTTTTCCTTTCTTTCACTCCCTATAAGATTTTTGCTCTTTCCCTACTTTAACGAGCAACCCTGCAACGTGCCGGGAGGAAAAACACATTGCGTTCCATCCCATCTTTTTTAATTGAAACTTCCAGCAAAAGGAAAAACACCATGATTAATATAAATTTCGGTTTCAGATTCCCAACTTCTATTTACAGAAGATTCAGAATGTGATCCTTGGAACTCTGCCCCCTGTTTAACCAGAAAGTAAAGCGCCAAGTCAAAAATACAATCATAGCATTTTTTCATGTCGTTTTTGATTTTATCATCAGTGTAACTAGAGGGGTAATTTCGCTTATTTTTAAATGAACGAATTGCCCGATTTACAGAAAGAGTGAGTATGGACTCAGATTCTGGATTATCTGCTAAATAAAGTGATAATTCTTCCATAAGTTCTTCATTCATTTAATTCACCGCCTCTTTCTGCGTTACTGCTGAGATAATATTTCAGAAATGATACCAGCCTTATTTGTTGAGGTCAGGGCATAGCCATTATCACTTGCAAGCTGTCTTAACTGTGGCACAGTCATATTAGACAGCTCACTTTCTGCGTATTTATGTGTTGATTCTTCTGATTCAACACTTGCTACAGACGGTGATTGGCTGTTCACATTGAGACTATGCCCGCTTATTCCCCCTTTGTGCCGATAACGATACCGCCATTAGCTTTCGGAGCAACCGGAACGAATATACCGGACGCTTTTGTCCATACTGCAACCGGATCCTGTGTAGCCCACATGGACAGTGTTACGAAAGAACGGTTTTCTTCCTGAATGAACTGTCTGTATTCAAGTTCCTCAGGCGTCACGCCCCAGAGTCCTGTACCGAAAGAACCGTTTGCATCTGCTTCATACAGAGTAAATACATCTTCTTTGAAGTATCTGCCTGTTTTAAGAGAACCATCTGCTTTTCTGAAGCGGAATTTCTCATCGCAACGATCAATTGTGATTCCGTATTCCTGCATAAGCAGATTTGCAAGTTCCTGTTTTGTCAGAAGACGTTTGTTATCTGCTCCCAGAACTGCTGTCTGCATAGCAGTGTTATTTCTCATGTAGTTAATCATTTTGAGAGAAGTAAGGGCTTTATTAACTACATAACCATTGTCTTCTGCTACAGCTACCATTTTCTGGATATCTCCCATGATATCTGCTTCTGGTGTAGCCCAGTTGGTAAGTGTTACTTTTGCAGTTGCTGGAACACCATAATTGATTCCCATATCAACATGATTTTCTTTGATTGTTACAGCACCAGTAGAAAGGAACTGACCTTTCATGACATTTGCTCTTGCAACAACGCCTTCAAACAGGTTAGCTGCATCGTCAAATACAAAGTTTTTCAGTGCTTCGTTGTCCGGCACACCATTTTCGATTGCCTGACGTAATCTTTCAGACTGATTGATTTTTCTTTTAATGAAAAGTTTTTCAGTCAGTACTTTTTCGAATCCTGGTCTTGTACCGATTTCTGCTTCAGTATCAAGAGCATGAACAAACGCTACTTCTGGAAGTCTCTGTCCGGCCATAAGTCTGTAATATTCGGCTTTCAGATATTGTGTTTTTATATCTGGAAAAATAGTATCAAGGATACCAGGTCTTTTTACATCAAAACTCTGGGAGAAATTAAGTCTCTCTTCCTCTGTGATGGATTCTAAAACATTAAATGGCATTTGTTATACCTCCTTAATATACTGGATCTTCTGTGACCACAAAAACGATACCTGATTTCTCAAGTTCAGTTTTTGCAGTTTCATCAACTGTTACCGGGAGTCTTTTTTCAAGAACACGACCTGCAATAATCACAGAAATCGGTCTTTTAGCATCATCTGTCATATCAACATCTTCAAACACAATGCCGATTGCGTCTGTTGCATTTGTCGGATATACAGAACCTGCTTTGATGATTTTCTTAGTTCCAACTGTTTCAGCATTTGTCTGATCTGCTGTGTAAGTTTTGAGTACTAATCCAACCTCAGATTCAAGGATGTTAGGTCTGGATTCATACTGCTCAGTTTTCATAAAAGCCATATCTTTTTCTCCTTTACTAAAATTAAATATTTACCGGGGCATTATCATCTGCTGCCTTGGCTTCTTGATTCATTCTTGCTGAGTACGCTTTTGCATATTCAGATGCATCACTTTTCTTTGTCTCGTTACTGTCGCCAGCTCCACCACCCGGATTAGGCGTGTTTTCAAGGATTTCTTTTTCCCATGCAGCTTTTGCGGTATCGAGAGTTGTTTTATTTACCTCGGAAATTCTATCAACAAAAGTCTGAGCTTCTTTGAGTGCATCTTCTGCATTCATATTGGAAAATGCTTTGATTGCTGCTACGTAGGCATCACCTTGCATTCCTGCATTAGCAAAAATAGAAGTGATTTTTCCTGTCAGAGCTTCTTTCTGAGAATTTGCGAGCGCAGATTCAAGATCAGAAATTCTTTTCTCGTTTGCTGCCTTTTCTTTCTGACGCTCAAGTTCTGCTTTTTCTGCATCAGTCATGTTTTGCTGTTTCAGCTCATCAAGTTCTTTTTGCAGTGCTTCTGCCTTATCAGCTTTTTCTTTAAGGGAAGTGTTTTTGTCTTTTTCCTTTTTTACTTCTCCTGTGACGGAATCAAGATATTTGGTCACCTGTTCATCAGATGGTTCCTCAATTCCCATACCGATAAGTACTTGTTTTGCCTGTTCTCTTGTCATGAAATCTCCTTTCTTCCAGACCAACACACTTTGTTCACACGGTTCGCTCCGCACATGATCTGTGCCCGATTTGCGCTCACGGGCTGTTGCAATATTTTTGAGTATTAAAAAAGGAATCTCAGTTTTCCAAGATTCCTTAAATAATTAATGTAAAAATCGTCTATTCTTCACCAGTGGAAGAAATTGTTGCTGATTGATTTTGAATTGATTTCTGACTAAAATCTTTAATCAATTCTTGTGCTTTCTTCATTTCTGCGTCTGGGTTTGCCAGTTCGGGATAAACAGTTCCAAGATATGGTAAGCTCATTTCATATACCTTTTGCGGATCGCTGAATAATCCACAAGTAATCAATGCAATAAGCGGGTGAATTTTATTCTTGAACAGATAATCAAGTGCCTGTGCTTTAACAAGCATGTTATCTGTTGGGTTTCTGGTGATTTTGACATCAAAATCTCTGGTAGAAATCTTGACATCATTGGAGGTTTTGCGAATGATGTTGAGAATAATTCTGACAGAAGCTTTTTCGGCTTCTTTTGTGAATGCTTCAACAAGTTTTGCATCTCGCTCTGCAAAATCCCATCCATTACGCAAATATACAGCATTACCAGTATCACCACCGGTGTTGCTCTGGCGGTTTGGCATTGCTTCTACAATCAGCATATTATTATAAATGTCGTCTTTAGCAACTTGGCTCTCCGACTGGTTTAATTCCGCAGTCATCAAGTCAACATCTGACTGAACACCGTTTCCAGCATCTTTTACAGATATTGCTCCTAGCTTGACCATTTTCAAAAATTCATTCTCGTCAACTTCACAGTTTTTGAATTTCATAAATGCTTGAACAAACTGTTCAACACCGTTTAATCTATCCGACTGATACTTGTTGATCGCATCAAATGCTGTAATTGCAATTTCGACATCAGATAGCCGGTCATGGTTGTTTGGATACTCGATAATTGGGATTCCGCCAAAGCCATTAATGCCGCTGACGGTTACTTGTCCGTTCTTTATCTTGAAATATTGATTTGAAGAATAGCAAAGATAATATTGCTGATTCTCTTCATCTTTCAATATTTGAACAGATAGCATTGCTTTTCCTGTGTTTCTGGAATAAACAATATAAACATCTCCCGGATACGGAATAAAAATTCTAAATGGTGGTAAATCACGGTCTTTTGTCCAATCGTCTTCTCGTAGAATTGCTTTGTATGCAGTTCCTACGGCACTCTGGTATATTCCAAGCTGAATATTTCGGGCATCCGCATTTGCTTCGTCCAGATAATCATTCAGCAGGTCGACCTGCTCATTTATCTTTTTATCTGCTTTTTTCTTTTTGCAGACATATTGAATAGGTTCTCCATATATTTGTCCTGCCTTAAACTTGACAACTTCCAGAGCGTGATTTTCGACAACTCTGTTATTTACTTCCGGTCTCACAAGCTTTTCCCGATATAAGATTGGTTGGTCGCCTTTGTAGTACCGATAAAGATAATTAATCATCATTCTGTTTCGATTATGTGTACCAATCGTATCAGATAGAACTTGAATAACATTTTCGGTAGTAATTTGAGCTACGCCAGTGTAGGCAGTTTTTCTGCCAAAATCGCCTTGGCATAGGTCAACAAAATTGCTTTTGTTTCTTCCCACTGCCTATACCTCCTGTTTTTGAGCATGAAAAAAGCACCGAGTTTTCACCCGATGCTTCATACATTTTCATCATATATTATACATAATCGGAAAGTTATATTCAGTAAGAAAAGGTGTTAACTTTTGAAATTAAGCATTTCTTTTACGTAATTTACTGCTTTCCCGTGGAATTGTTTAATATATTCTTCATTGTATTCCATTTCATCTGCAATGACAGTTAGCTTTTTTCCCTCTACGTATCGTTTATACAAAAAATCATAATACTGGGGATTTTCCACAGACTCTATAACATCTATAAGTTTCTGTTTTTTCTCCATAAGCTCTACCACATTATCAGCCAATTCACGTTGCGCATCCACCAATTTTGCAATTGTATCGCCTATTTTATCTTGGCTTCCAGAAGTCTGAACGCGTTCAATACCATACGTCGAAGCACTAATGCTAGTAGCAAGCAATTTTAAGTGTTCGATTTCTTCCAGTTTGTTATTTATAATTTTTTCGTATCGTTGAATTTGATTCAGATATTCCTTTATATCCATGCTATCTCCTTCCCCAGAATGGATTCTGCATTGCTGTCGCTTTACCGCCTAATGGATTTTGTACGTACTCAGCCATCATTGCCAAAGAATCAATTCCGTCATCATGTGGTACTTTTGCCCTAGTGGTGTACGTAGTTACATTAGCCATAAATAACCCGTAATCAGACTTTGCTTTGTACTGACTTGGATGCAGAAAATAAAAATGTTTTGCTATATAGTCCGAATTTACAAGAATCTTTGTTTCTTTATTTGCTGACGTTGGTTTTGTCTCAATTTCAGCTCGGCACTTTCCAGTAATCATTTTCTGGATATTGTGTGCTACACGGTTTCCGACATTATTTGATTCGAAACAAATCTTATGTGGATTATGTCTTACCAAAATATCTGCTGTCTTTCTATCCAAAATGTCATAGTCTGTAGTATCATCAAACACCACATCGGGAAAGAAGAATTTATCTCCGTATTGGTATGCAATCGGTAATGATTCGAAGTCGGTTCCTTTATCTTTTGTATCGCATACCGCCCATATTGCATCTGCATCTTTATCTGGAATGATGATGTATTCATCCGCGCATCCATCCGGCACGTCTTCTTTACTGAAAAAGAATCGTTTTAATTTGTCCGGTGGTAACAATAATCCCTCACGTTCTACCGGTTGCTGCTGGTAAAGACAGTTGTAAGAAATTTCATCCATGGATTCTTTAGCATCATTGAAATATTTCTCTGAGAATCCATTTACCGTAAATAGAAAATTACTTTTGCCGTTCTCATCAAGAGCCGGCACTGCAATGAACCTTGCCCGTGGGTTTCCGGCATATAGTTGTTGCAGTTTTCCGATAGGGTCATGTACTGACCATCTGGTGGCAATATAAAACTCTTTGCATCCCTCAAGTCTACGGGAACGCAAGTCATTTACCACTTTTGTCCAGAGAGTATCAAGTCTATTTTTGTTCAATGCTTCCTCAATACCAGACACAAGGTCATCGGCAGTAAGAAATCTATTGCATCTAGTGGCACCAGTCAAAGAGCCATCAATAGAACGAAATGTCCATGTCTTAAATCGTCCGTTTCTTTCGAGATTGACTGTAGTTTCCTTTGCATTTGTTCCTTGAATTTCTACGTTCGGAAATACCTCATGCCACGTGTATTCCACGGGATCATTGATAATTTCCAGAACACCATCATAAAGGGAACGTGTCAGAATGCTACTGTGTGCCGAAGACAGGTTAAAGTCATTCGGGAACCATCCGCCTACCAATGATAAAAAGAAATCTTCCAGAGTACTCTTGCCACAGCCCGGAGGTACGCTTAATGCAAATATATCTAGTTTGTCATCCATCAGGTCTTGCAGTGAACCTATGATGTTATGCTGTAAGAACACATTTCTTCGTGGTTCGTAGAATCGTTCTTTCGGGATTCGGTTCTTTTCAAGGTAAAGGAGCCCGCTGTCAACCTGATAGTTCTGTGCTTCCAACAGCAAATACTGCCAGTACAAATCGTCAAATGAACCGTTTCCTGTAACCGCTGCCTGTTTCGCAACTTCATTGTGAGCGTACCGACTGACTTTCATTGCCATATTCCGTGCATCTGGATTATCCTTGAAAGGAAGGTCAATATTCATATTCAAAAGTAAATCAAGGCAATCCTTTTGATTCTGTAAGATTGACATATCATCGTTGATAATTCTGATCAGTATTGAACGGTACCATTCAAGCGAACCTTCTGTATAATTGCTCATAAAAAAAGAACCAGACCTCCCCTCTTGTTTTAGGATTTAGTCTGGCTCTCATGTGGCTCTTTGACTGTTATTCACTTGCTTTGAAGTTATATATAGGTTTGATAATATCAACTATTTCTACGGTATCTTTGATATTATCAATAATTTCTTGCGGTGGTTTGTAAGCCATAGGGCTTTCATCAATCGTAGATTTCTGAACGGATGTTGTATATATCCCGTCCATAGACTCCTTAAATTCTTCTAATGAGATATTTTCTTTTGCCTTTGATCGGCTCATAATACGTCCTGCGCCATGCGGGGCTGAACAATTCCAGTCCTCGTTTCCTTTTCCGAATGCGATAATGCATCCGTCTCGCATATTCATTGGAATAAGAACTTTCTCACCATATTTAGCTGATATTGCACCTTTCCGAACAATATTTGTATCGTGGTCAATATAATTATGAATTGTGTCGAACGATGTATTTCTTTGGAGTGTCCAATTCATGCTGTAGAATATAGCTGACTGTATGCACCGCCTGTTTATTCTCGCAAACTCTTGACAGATTTTCATATCATGCAGATATTGTTTTCTGTGTTCTCCCGTCAAGTAACATAATTCTTTCGGAATACCTAGTTTGCCAGGCTTCCATTTTCGTTTTAATTCATCAATGCCATTTTGAATTTCTTTGTGTCTGCCAGAACGTTTGTATTCTTTCACCAATTTTTGTATTTCAGTTTCGAGTTTGTCTGTACCCTGCATGTCTTCTATGGCAATTTTTTGATATATTTCAGCTACTTGTTTTCCAAGGTTGCGGCTTCCAGTGTGAATGACAAGATAATTTACCCCTTTCGAATCAGTGTCAACTTCAATAAAATGATTTCCGCCCCCAAGCGTACCAAGACTCCTGCGAATCCATTCGATATTTTTAAGCTGATGAAAGCAGTGGAGTTCTTCTAATTCTTCAAAATTTATGATTTCGTCACGTACATTTCTTCCTGCCGGAACATTGTTTCTTATTACTTCGTCAAGGTTTTTTAAATCTATTGTTCCCACATCAGCAGGAATTTGTGTTGTAAGCATTCCACATCCAATGTCCACGCCAACAATGTTCGGAATTACTTTATCTCCGAGATCAGCAGTAAAGCCAATTACACATCCTGCTCCTGCGTGAACATCTGGCATGATTCGTACTTTGCATTTAGAAAATGCAGGCTGTTTTATCAATGCATAAATCTGATTTAATGCTTCAGGTTCGATATTTTCTGTAAATATCTTCAAGTCGCTCATAATGGCGCTCCTTTCTGGCTCTCTGATTAATGATTTATCCTTTCCTTTCAACAACAGTTATGCTACCCTCAAATACTCCGAAATTAGAAGATTCCTGGAATGTGTGAGTCTCGGCAATATCATCATCAGTCATAGGGCGTGTGAGATACCATAGTGAATCATCTTTCCATGTAATTTCCTCTAACTTTTGGTTTGGTTCCAACTCTAATGTTGTATTTCCGCCGCAATTTCTTGTGGCAAACTGGCACCCTGCCATTCCAAGTGTCAGCGCTAAAGCTGTTATTACAACGGTTATTTTTTTCATGATTATTCTCCTTCCAGCACTTTAATAATAATTTCTTCAATTGCGATAAAATCAGAACACGACATATTGGTTTTCTTAGAACGAAAATATATATCAATTTCTTTCAGTAACAATTTATGTATCCTGATTTTCTGGTCATCTGTAAGATAATCTTTTTCAATTGGTTTTTGGTTGTATATATCAGACCATTCTGATGCAGTTTGTTTTATTGTGATTCCTCGGAATGCATTATTAATTATTAACAGCCATTCTAAATAAGGCAGTTCTTCTTTACATTCTAGTGTTATTTTGAGCGGTATGCCTTCTTCTACGTTCATGAGATCAAACGGAATTATTTTTGAACCAATTTTAATAAGGCATGTATCGTAATTACATATTCTTTGAGATTGGAGCTTGATATATGTAACTTCTTTTTTTAATGGGTCAATTTCAATCCGTGCTTTTACTTTTTCGCCTGTTTCTATAATTTGCACAGGTACATATTCTATTGAAATCATGCATTCACCTCAATCTGGAATACCTAATTGTTTGTAAGTGAATACGGCAGTGTACTTCTTTCCGCATTTGTAGCAAGTTTCCGTAATAGTGCAAGTCTTTTCTTTGTCATTGCATTTCGATTCTGTATCCGAACTTTTGAACTTGCATCCACCTGTCAAAAAGCATTTAATCCGTTTTGCGTTCATACATCCACCTCGAATAAATTTACATTATTTTCTAAACCACCAAATATGTTTATCAAGAATATCTGCTTTTACATCACCATCAACATAACATTCACACTCCTCACCTGCAAATTCTGCCGGTGTTGTAAATTGTGGTATTCCATCTGGTTCCAATATGACACACGCCTGTCCAGAAATATAACTTGTTACAACGGCTGGTTCGCTACGCCACCAAACTTTTCTTCCGATAACATTTTTATCAAAATCAATTTCATTCAAATTCATTGGGTGTTCTAAAAAATCATTAATCATGCACCTCGCACGTTCAATACCGCCTCTTACATCGCAGAATTTTTCACCGTTTCTGGTTATAAACACGTTTCCAATTGTTCTTGTTTCAAGTTCACCGTGTCTGTATCTTGCATGATTATAAGGTGCATAATTTATACCCCAACATACAGGCTCTCCATCGAATTGAACCAGATTCTCACAACTCGGTTTTTCGCTTCTTGGATAAGCCCATAAATTGTTATTTCCGTATTTCCCACCGATCGTATGTATATAATCTTCTATTGAAACAACAAAATACGATTTTTCGTTAATTACAGTATCCCAATTCATTTGGCGCATTTTTAGTCTCGAAATATCTGTAGTCCTGTCTATTAACTTGATTATTGGCATCTGATACCCTCCTTTTTCATGTGTTCACCTCACAATACTTCTAAGCGAATCCCACCACTCGTCTTTTTCATTTACATCTTCTACTCGCTCAAACATAAATTTAAGTTTATAGATTCCAGATTCTGTTGTAGCTGAGTCGATATGCATGAGTTTGAATTTTCTTTTAAGACATCCAATTTCAAGAATGCATTCCTCCGGAAGATCAGTGTAATTCATGACGCATTCTACCCAAATAATCCGTCTGCCTTCTTCATGATGTACTTCAATGTCAGCTAGTGCATTAATGATTTTTTCATCAATAATCTTAATTGGATAGTTCACTACACCATATTTTTTCATACATTCACCTCAAACTCTTTCTTGCAGTTACTACCCTTGCACTTCAATTTAAGATGCTGGATTTTTGTCTCTGGGCTAATCAGAAGTGCTTTCTTCTCGCAAAAAGGACAACAATACCACAGTTTGCCATTGATGTTCTTTATTAATGCCCGTCCGTCCCACGGCTCCGGTGGGTTCATTGCCTGAGAGAAATCTATCCCCTCAGATTCAAATGCTGATTTGATGCTCATCTATATTTTCTTACTCCTTTTCGTCCTGCAACTCTGCGTATCATCGGAATTCCATGATTTTTTCTAAAATTATTTCGATTTATTTTATCCGGTGCAAATATTGTCCAGAATAATCTTTTCTTAGTATTTGAATTCATTTTAAAATTTATAGTGAATGATTCGTATTCACTGAAATTCGGTAAATCGTCATTATAATTAGGTGGTATGTGTTCTGGAACGTTTGCTATTTCGGTAATCGGACAGTACTCACCATCTGGCTTTTTAAGAAAGTACTGTTTTTCGTCTTTTTCGCCCATATCAACTCACCCCATGAGTCTTTCTAAGATTTGCATATCGGTCAATAATTACATCAAGTGCAGTTCCTAATTGATTGATCGTAATGCAATCGTCCTGATGCTGTCTGCGGTATTTTGCGATTTCTGCGGATTCGTCGTAAAATGGCATATCTGCATTTTTATTCAGCTGCCTTTTTAAATCATTGCTATAATCACACATTTTATCCAGTTCCGTCTGAAGCTCATTGATTTTCTCGTTTTTGTCAAGAATTTCATGTTGCTTTGATTCTCTCTCATCAGCCAACCGAACAAGTTCTTCTTTCAACTGATCTACTGTCCATGTTGCCATGTCTTCAATTCTCATAACTGCCTCCCTTAGATTTTGGTAAACGTTTCCATATCATAGTTATCCCGGATATAATCTACACATTCAATAATTTCTCTTTTAGAAATTGGCCTTTTGCGATGTCTGGATGCAAGGTATATAACATACAACTGTTTTCTTTTCCGTCTTTCTGAAACTTCTTCCAGTCAAAAGTCATTGTGAACAATGGAATCCTTGTGAGATTTTTTGTCTTGTGTCTTATATAGAGATTGCAGAGTTTCTTAATCATGGCATCTTCTCCTATCTTGTAGACCACGTAACTATTTTATTCTTGCACTGTGGGCATATGATATATTTCTGCTTACGTCCACGTCCAGATGGCATATTTGTAGAAAACATTTTTTCTATGCATTCTTCTTTAACATCTTCTTTTTCATCGTACTGCAACACTGCTCCGCATTTTCCGCAATTTATTCTTTTTAATGTTCCAGGAACTAAAATTTTAATCATTCTTTTCTCTTTCCTCCCTATGCTTCATCTGGCACTTGATCATCTTTGCTATGTTCTCACGTTCCTGTTTTATTCCATGTCCTTGACGGAACAGTTCGCATTCAAGGATTTTGCCGCACTTAGAACATTCATCGTTAATTTCTTTGCCCATTATCTTCATCTTTAATTTCTTCCCAACATTCGCAACTATCATCAAGGCATCTAAAGTCTGCACAATGTTCACTGTCAGCATTACAGCAGACAGCTTCTTCCAGTGCGTACCATTTGCATGTACAACAATAATCTTTTTCTTCCATAATCCACCTCTCTAAACAAAAATTCCAGTACACGGACTTGAACCGTAACTAGCCACCCAACGTGGAGTACTGGAAACCATTCATAGAAAGGTAAGTATAAAATGAATAAATTCACACTTCCAGTGATGGCACTTCACTGGAATCGGAAAGGCAGGAATCGAACCTGCGACACATAGCTTACAATGCCATTGCTCTACCACTGAGCTACATTCCGTGCCGCCTTTAACGACCAGTTTAGAAACTGAGTTGATTTTCACTTCATATGCTTTCGGACTGGACACAAATATCCAGATAAGCATTAACCTTTCCATCGTAAAACGCATGAACTAGATGGTTCTTTTAGAATTGCCGACTATCACTTCTTACGGCCAGTGGTCTCATCTCTCTAAAAAGTTTTTTACGCAAACGCCTAGTGAGTTGCACGTTTACGCTCATGCGTAAATCCACCAGAGGCATAGACCGCCTGTATACAAACAACTTAACTCTAAGCGGATTAAGTTGCAGGAGGCGGATTCGAACCGCCGTTCTCAAGAATATGAGTCTTGTGAGATTCCACTTCTCTGCCCTGCCTTGTGTGGATTTTCAGCGTATTTGTACCGGCAATCCACAAGCCGACTGTTTCTTACATCTCGGACAGCATCCTCATATCTCATATTCAGATGAGATAATGGGAGAAGATGGAGTCGAACCACCCGAGCCCGAAAGCAACAGATTTACAGTCTGCACCGCTACCTCTACGGAATATTCTCCCAAAACCCGGGCACCCCGGGTTAGCAATATGTTTATCGTGTTATGCTTTCCACTAGGCTGTTTTATGCCGTGCCAGCCCCACGAAGTTGTTTCGGATATTATTATGCCTTTTGACTTTATGTTTCTTGAAAACTCCCTTGTCATCAATGCGCGCTTGTGATGGCTTATTGAAACTAAGAAACATTTATCGGACGGGAAATCAGATCAAGCACAAGCCTATGCCATTACATACCTTTGCTCATTCTGATTCACATACGCTCATCCGAAAGTTTTTTCTGCCCATAAAACGGATGGGTAGCATACGGAAGAAATGGAAATTCTGAGATTCGAACTCAGGACTTCCCGGTTATGAGCCGGACGTTCTAACCGCTGAACTAAATTTCCTGAGTAGAAGCAGTATCCCGGATTGCAGATTTTGAGTTGATTTGCTTCTACTGTTGCGGTTCTTTGCCACCAGCCGCAACAAAGGTCATGGCAAAATAGAGTACCTCGTTTTTACGAGGATTCCCATCCGGGACATTTGAAGCCCCTTTAATCAGCTCCGTTGAGCTAGATGGGTTTTCGTCGGAGGGTCTATGTAAAATAAACCATTGCCAGGTACATGCGCAACCTAGCAAGCTGGGCTAGTGGGATTCGAACCCGCGAATACAGCAGTCAAAGTGCTGTGCCTTACCACTTGGCGATAGCCCTAGAATCTTTCTCCCACTCCGCACCATCACAAAAGTAGGAGAAAGAATTGAGTGTGTGATAATATTTTTATTATGTGCTCTACAATTGCAACACAACTTATGTGGAGAATTCAGCAATTTAAATAACTAAGTTGTTCTCTTTTTTGTAGAGTCATATTTGCTAAATCGGATGTCTCGATCGTTTGCTTGCGTACCGCTCCACTACGGGACAAGCGTATCCTTTCGCATTGCTTATATGATTAACCCGTTCTTCGATAATGAACAGGATAATCTGCATCGGAAATGCTAAAAGCATATTTTTACCTCGCTGTGCAAATCAAAACTGTATTAAGTATCATTCCTGCTTCCATCAGCAAGAAGAATGCTGTGGAAAATTGATTGCCTTTGTAATTCCGGCTCATTAAAAATGCAGCTAATGTAGTAAATATCAGAATATTAATTGCTACTGCGATAATGGTTAATGGTAATCTCATTGTTCCTCTCCAATCATGAAATTAAGTATCTTCTCTGCGATTTCTTCTTCCGGCTCAAATGGTAATCCACAGTAATTGTAATGCTCTAAGGCCGATTTTAGGCTTGCTTTGAAGCCGTGGTAAATTTCCCCGTGTTGTAACAGTTCGTGCCTTAAAACTGAAATTGCATCAGTAATTGATTGAGAAGTAAAACTAATTTGTGCCAAGCACTCCACTTCAATATCCGGTTCTGCCATCATCTCGAATACAAATGTCGGAACCTCGTCAACAGCAACATGGAAATCAACAGACTTTACTCTTGGGACTTTATTCCCATCAATAAAACACTGCGTACCTCTCCAATCATACGGACTCGGATTTATAATTTTCACAACAGGCATCTTTGAATCCCCTTTCCTGCGCTTTGCAATACGTCAGAAGATGGTCTGCAATCTCCTGAAGCTGATTTGTGTCGTATTTTGCGAAGGTCTGTGATCCTTTATTCCGTAATGGTGATAACGGACCGAAATTGTCAGGTTCAACAGTTATCGTTGCATTAATCAGCATGGACGCCACGTCAATTGGTTCGTCTGGAAGCGATGCATCTTCTTTCTTTTCTGATTTTGTTTCCGCTTCAACATCATTTCCTTTTAATTCGACTTTTTCCCAAGTATTGCCAAAATCTCTGGTGTACCAGAGATTTTCTCCCTGAACTTTTATCATATTTTCTCTTTTTTCGAATTTCTCATCAGATCCGGCATAAATTTCAAGATATGTATTATCTTCATGCGTTTCGAAAAAAATGTAATATCTTTTCATGCTTCCTCTACCTCCCCAAAATATTTCTTGTACAATTCATAATCGTTTTTCCCGAGTAAGTCTTTGACTGTATATTTTTCCTCTATACGAAGATCGCTATATGTAGTAAATACTTTTATATCCCGAATGCAGATTCGCTCGCCCTCAGAAATTTTACCACTAACACGTTCCGTATCTTCATCAGCAGAAAACCATCTTCCGTTTTTTGTCAAAAAATAAGTTCTGCATCTTGATATACTAAAACAAATACAATTTACGCTTGTTGGATCACTAAAAACCTTTTCTGCTTTTGATGTGTCGTATAACCTACCGTCTTCCAGAACGGATTTCTTGTGGTTTGTTATCTCAATCTCGTTATTTAAGATAATCTTATCTGAAAGATTCTGACTTTCATCCTGTACGACCAAGCCGCCTTTTTTATTTTTTAAGAATTTTTCAAGTATCGACATTTGTCTACCTTCTCCGAAAATATTCTGCCAGGGCTTCCCTTGTGATCTGTGATATACTTTTGCCGGTTCGGTTCTTCTCAGCTATGAGTCTTTGTTCCAGTTGGTACGGCAACCGGATTCTGATTGATTCACCTTCGAGTTTATTATTTCTCATAAGCAGTGTCCTTAACTAACAATCTCAATCGGGCATCCAAGTTGTTTTTCCAACTCGGCAATAGTAATCTTTCTTGGTTTCATTACATCAACATCAACACGCTGAATAATGCCTTCTGGAGCTTTCGCAAGTCCTTTGCCAGAAAATTTATCTATTCCCTCATTTGCAAATATGCTTAAATGCTCATATCCATAAGCTCTGCACCATCTTGTAGCTGAATCAACAATTTTTCTTAATTCCGTTTCAGGATCACCAAACAAATCCGTGTAAGAAATAGCCTGGTCAAATTCTGCATGGCTTATCGTTGCTGGAATTAAAATCTGCTTATATGGACTTCCGATAAATCTAAAGAATCTGTTAGTAATTAAAGCTTTTTCGCCTTTTGGTAATCCAAACCCTTGTGCCACAGCTTTTTTAAGTAACTGTTCTGATTCTAAATCACTTTTTGTAGTAATAGCCTTGTTTGTAAAATCAATCATCCTTTTCCTCCCCTAAGATTTTGTATAATGTTCCTCTGGAAACTCCAATGATCTCAGCGAATTGAATTTTTGTAATCTCACCATTCTGCCATCTGGCTTTAGTATCTTCAAAGAGTTTTTTGTCAATCTCTTTCTTTGCACGTCCTTTATACTTGCCCCGAGCTTTTGCAATTGCAATACCTTCTTTCTGACGCTGACGGATATTTTCCCTTTCTCTTTGTGCTACATATGAAAGAAGCTGCAAAACAATATCTGCGATCAGGGTTCCCGTCAAATCCTTGTTCTGTGAAGTATTGAGCAATGGCATATCTTGTACAATAATATCTGCTTCAATCTCTTTTGTGATTTTTCTCCATTCAGTAATAATCTCTTCATAGTTTCTTCCAAGTCGGTCAATCGAATGAATTACCAGCACATCTCCTTTATGCAGTTCTGAAATCATCTTCTGGTACTCAGGACGGTTAAAGTCTTTGCCGGATTTCTTGTCCATGTAAATTCTATCAACTCCATCTTCTCTCAGTGCTTCCATCTGTCTTGCTTCATTCTGATCTACTGTTGATACTCTTGCATATCCTATCTTCATATATACACGCCCCCGTTTCTTTATGGTTTAATTATACACCATAGGGTGTGCTATATCAATAGTAAAATACACGTTTAAGTGAATTTTGTTTGATTTTTATAACATTTGCGTTTATTATGTAGATAGGAGGTGTTGTCATGGTATCTCAAAAAGTTAAGCAAATCATGAAGCTGAAGAAAATAACAAATGTTCAAGTGGCTGAGCATCTAGGTACTTCGCCACAAGCACTTGCAAACAAGTTTTCCAGAGAAACGCTTTCTGCAAATGAGCTTATTGCAATTCTGGATTTTCTTGGATGTCAGATTGCCGTTGAAGCAATCCCAGATGTTATCGTGAAATTTAATAGTGACGATTTGAAAAGGGAGCCGTAATGGTTCTCTTTTTTTATGCTCTAATCAGGCCTTGTCATTGAATATCTTGACTACCATTTTGGTACCCGAGGCCTGTCGCTACATCTATACCAGCAAACTACGGATTACCGTCTGTTATTACAGTTCTTACATTTCCAAATTCAGGATTGCTAAAAATTATCATTTCATTCATTCTTCATACCTACCTTTTCTGGTATTGCCTTTTGTTTTGGCAGAGAAACCATTAAGGCTTACGGCTTGTCGTGTTGCAACCACTATCTCTGCCATGTTGGGGGTTTGTTATTAAAAGGGCGTTTTTTAAAATTTCGGGTGGTCGGGGCACTCATTAGGCCGTTCGGGGCATCCATATACACCCCCTCCCGGGTATGCTTCTGGTGACGCTGACCGGGCAACCCTTTGCCCCATGAGTTCCCGTTGTCCCGGTCTTAACGCTGTTTTTCGGATGCCTTCGGCAGTAGCCAAGGAGAATTTCTATGCTTTTCTTCGTCATATTGCACAACTTTTCACGTTTCCGCATGTGTGCATTATGGGTACACCCTAAAAGGACATTGAGTATTGCTATATATTGTGTACTAATCACAGAGAACACAACATATTGTTACAACTCCGGCTTTTCCATCTCTGGAAGCTCTAAGACGTCCTTGTACTTGTCCGCAATCTGCTGTGCTGTCTGCTGCGGTATGCCCTGCTGCTGTCCTGCTGGAATTGGTGCCGTTTCCGCCATGCCATAAGCTACTTTACAAGCAAATATCAAGTTGGCATTCGTGCCATCCTGGTTGTGTAGCTTATCCAACGCAAAGGCTCCACATGTTTCTTTCCATTTTTTCACCGTTATGCCATGCGTTGAGGCGGTTCTGTAGTCTCCGTTCGCCCAATCGCTAAACGTCATGTTATTAATTCCAACTAATATTCCAAACATTTGTAACGTAGGCGATATACTATATCTACCACATACACGTATATATATATTAAATATACTGTCTAATAGTTCTATATCATTATTACTTGGTTTTTCAATATGATCAGCAATATAAAAAAACATATCAATACGATTATTAGCTATATCTTTCTTATACTTTTCTATACTGTCATAATCTTCTTGATGTATGCATAATACAGTGTTGATATACTCATCTACCAATAACCATATTTTGTTTTCATACACCTCTATATTTTGGGATGCTGTTATAGTATTTGAATCTTTCACTGTATCACCTCGCTTTATAACGTTAATCTATTAAATCATTATAAATAAAAAAAGCCGGTCGGCTCTGGTTCGTTGTCCAGTAGCTAACCGGTTCAGTCCTCCAGCGGTTCGTTCTCGCTTTCGGTCTGTATCTGTATCTCTATTAACAGTATTAACATACAAGTTGTTATTCTGTCAACTATTAATTTAAAACTTTTAGTCAATTTCATATAACAGCATATACTATATCTATGTATATTATATATACTATATACAATATTATATTAATCAACTCAGCCTCTGGAATCTAGGAAGGGACAGGGAATAACTATAATTATAGATATTCATAATCCATAATATTAATATATATAATATTATAATAGGGCATTTTGAACACACAAAAAGCCAGACCTTCCGGTATCTGATCCGGCATGATCTGGCTATATTTTTTTCGTATTTAGTTACGATCCGCTTTGTCAGCCCTGCCCCTTCCTGAGTTCCGTCGGCTTCGTTGTTTCGAGCATAACAGAACAATTCGTAAAAGTCAATCAAAAAATTGTCGTTGACTTTTGGCTTGGGTTATGTTATGAATAATTATATCAGGATCTTGGCGGCGGTTCTGTACCTGTCCTAAAAGCCGCCACAAAAAAGCATTATAAAAGCCCCTTGGTGAATTCCAAAGGGCTTATTTTTATCAGGCGAACATTTCCAAAAAATCGTTTACATCTTCGATAGTTCCGATTTCCACCTTTTCGCTGTTTGGGTTGTCGCTTCTGTAAAATGTTCCGGCTGCATCTGTCCAGAATGTAAAACTGCTGTCGCTATATGCTGCGAATGCCTTTTCTGTTAATTCACTTTTATTAAATTCATACTTTTTCATTGTTTACCCTCCCTTTATTGTTTGGGGCGATTGCTCGCCCCGTTTCCGTTATGCTTCGATGTCTTTTTGTGTGTCCTCTTTTAACTCTCTGACCAACTCAAGAGCTTTTTCGGATTCGCCATTTTCAAGATATTTTTCGATCTTGTTAATGACTCTTAAAAGTTTTCTTGCATATGCTACAAATTCTTTCATATCTTCCATATTTTCTCCTTTCTATAGCCTATAAGGTTTTTGTTTCCTTACAGCTACAATTATATCTCTAATTTTAGTGAATGTCAATATTTTTTTCACTTATTTTAGAGATTATTTTTTCTCTATCGCTATCAGTTTCTACATATTTTATAATGTCTCTTGGTTGCATTTCCAGAACTGCACAAAGTCTATTAAGATTATCCAAAGAGATTGTTGTATCTCCTTTTTTAAATTTTTGCATTGTTGCTTGTCCGAAAAGTCCTGTATTCTTTGCTTTTGTGGTGTTTACACCGATTTTTGCAAGTTCTTCTATAACATTGATTTTATATTCTAACATTTGTATCCCTCCTGTTCATTTCTTATATATATAATGTAACTTTTTCGTTTCTGATTGTCAAGAAATATTTTCTCTATTTTTTGTGATTTATATATTGACATTCTCTAATTTTAGTGATAATATATAACCATCAACAGAGAACAAAAGAACAGGAGGAAAGACAAAATGAATAAAGATTATTTAAGCAAGCTTAACTGGGCGGTGTTCACAATGATCGACCGCAGTACACAAGACGACCGCAGAAGCAAAATAAGCGTTGCTGGTTTATTTGCTTATCCGGCAAATGCAGAGGACTTTATAAAAACGCTCCCGAGTGAACACGAGTGGTACATACTTGATCTTGACCGCTTAGAGCGGTTCGAAGAATTTTACAATTATGTTCAGGACATCAATAAAGAGTATGGAGAACGCGCAATATTTCATATTAATGACGGCGGTTTTCTGGTTGACGAATTAAACTGTTTTCGCTCAATCCTTAATATCTGGACAGATACAAAAATCAATTAATTTCTCCGGCGGTCTTTTAACAAAAATTTAAGGAGGATAAGAAAACATGATCAAGATTGATATGTGGTACAACGACAAAAAGGAACAGGCAACCGGACTTGATATTCAGTTTAATGATTTAGGCTGTTTTTATTCTGGTAATATTAGAATTTTCGGTAAAATGGTTGGTGATTATTACGCGGACAGCGTACAAGAAATTTGTGAAGCGTTTCCGCATCTGGAAAAGAAAATCAATGATTGTTTAAATTAGGCGTGCGCCGGGTTCGATTCCCGGCAACGTCCTTTACAACCCGGCTCCCATGGGTAAAGGGAAGAAAGAATATTATGTGGAATGTATACGAAGTAAAATGTGATCAAAAATGGTTTTTTAAGTGTCTTGGCAGCGATAAATTTACCGCTGAAGTACTTTTTGACCATTTACAAGCCGAATGGTCAAACGGTCATCATTTAACAACGTTGATTTTGATTTTTGAGGAGGAATAAAAATATGATCATAATCAGCAAAGCCACGCAAAAGCAAACTATCGTCGCCATAAAAAGCGGTGATTTTTCCGAAGTTGATAAAATTAAAGAATCGGCAAAAAAGGACGCTAGAAAAGTGTTCGATGCCGTTTCTTCTGGTGCTGTCTCGCTGATCTGGTACGACTTGCCGCCAGTACGTTGCCAGTCTGGGGTGGTGTCTGTTATGCGGTATGCGTTGCATAGATCACCCAAAAAAGCGGATCATTTGCAGCTTTCCTGCATGGAGATCAAGGATGGTCGTATAATTCCAACTTCTGACCGACAATATAATATTCTTGACGGCTCCGGGTTCCTGGAATTCTTCCGGGACTTGCCAACGATAACAAATATATATTATTTAGAGCAGTAAAAAGCTGCTCTTTTTCTCGTGTCCTGCATCCTCTCCGGGCGGCGTTGGTTCGTGACCAGTGCAAGGCTATTACTGCAATGCCTTTTATTTGCTTTTTAACGGCTTCCAATTGAATTATAGTAATTTTACTGTATACGGCTGTAAAGTTGATTCTAGGCTGTTTTACGCAATCAATTAAAAGGATTGACGGAAAATTATAATGGGCGTATTATGTTTATATATGTCAATGTGGATAAATGTCGGCTTGGATTCTGTCCAGTTTATGCAGCTGTTGTCGGTTTCGCTATCCTTGCAAGCGCTTATTTGACGTTTTACAGCCACTTATATGCTTACATGTGCATTTATCAACTGTAATTATTGAATTGATTCTAGGCATATTTACGGGCTTTATAATGGTATCGGGTTATTGTATTATGTCCAGGTTTACTGTTTTATAATGTTTTAATGCTGTATTTTGATTTTTAAGCCGTTTTATATCGTCACCCGATAATATATAGGCTTATGCCGTTCGAATTGATTTTAGGCGCAATTATGTAATTAATTACAATGTTTCTAGTATGATCGTGTGCATCGGATGGCGGCATGTTTTGCCGCGGGTATATTTCTTGATGCATCATCACTTTACTATGAAGTCTTACGAGCGCTAATTTTCACAGACATTCAAAAAGACCCGAAGCATGGATTTTGAACGAAAAAAATCATTTTTCCATGGATACGGGTCGTTTTATATTTTTTATTTATTTGTGATTTTGTATAAATATTTTTATAGCATCTATTTTGGGACTGTGGAAAATGTAAAATTATTTCAATTTATTTAGATAATCTACTTTACCAGTGCTTCTTTTCTTCTTTATTGCGGTTCCACTTTTCATCCTCTGTTCTCGTTCTTCCTGTTTTTTGGTCTTCGATTTCTTTCTCAATGAGTTTCCAGTACTATACCCCATATTTTCCCTCCTTATCCTTGATCTTCTGACTTCTGGTCTTGAAATTGATGATTTCCACGTCCGTATTGAGTTCAGGTGGTATTTTCCCTACAACGATAACTCGGAGCGGCTCTATGCGCCTTTCCATTTCTTTAAAGCCTATACAGAATTCTTCTCTGGATGCTCTGGATTTAATTCTTCCATTGGTGCAACATGCTACGGTGCTTCTTTTTGGCACACCATCAAAAGCCCAGTCATATCAATACTCTGGAGGTATGCTCACGTTAGGAATCACCTTTATCTCGTTCATACTGAGATAATGAGCCATGGCATGATTTCTGTATTTGTTCCAGATATTCATAGCAAATGGCATACCATTTTCACCGACTGCCATTGAGAAGTCTGGCGCGATCACGCTCTGGAAGCATTTCATGTGTTCCAGGTATCTGTCTGGATTATTCCATAACTTTTCGAATTCGCAGTCATGGATATAAAAGTTGATGCTCAAATCACGATGATTCTTTATCTTTCGGCTGAAGCTGTCTTTAAAATCTACTGTGTCTTGCGGTATCTCGTCCACATATCTGTCCATCATTGGAATCTGGTATCTGCCGTCCAGTTCCGCTCCTGTGAGCATATATTCTTTCATGGTATCGTATGCGGTATGACTGATTCCCTGTGCAATCATGAAAATTCCTCCAGAAAATAAAAAAAGACACAGAATCCTCATTCTCAGATCGGTGTCATCGTTAGTATACAATATATACTATCAAATATTCTATTTTATGTCAATTTACATGATATGTACGGCGCATTTATTATTAGCACTTACATAATGCGACTCCTATGGCATATAGTTTGTGCTAAAATTTCTTCAACTGTATTTCAATATTTCCATTGACTATAATTATTTTTGATATTATAGTTTTTAATATACGGTTTTTGTTTTGCTTGTCAATGTGTTCCCACACATCGGCAAGCTTTTTTATATTATCGTATACAAATTCTTTCTTCTGTGAGTTATCCGGGCTCTTCATCTCGTTCTGTATTTTTAGTTTTAGTTCATCTATACCGGATTCCGTTTCTTTTATCATCTCCAGAACCGTATCATTTCCCTCAGCATAAAGAGTATACAGACGTTTTAGCTTCGTTTTCTCTTTTTGGAGTTGTTTACTCAAAATGTCCAGACAGCTTTCTCTTTCTTTTGGCTTATGCGATGATAAATTGAGGGAAATCTTTAAAATCTCATCTTCAACCTGCTTTTCAATATCTTCTGCCCACTCAATCGAATTGTTGCAATTCGGATTGTAATTTGGTAAGTACGACATGCCGTTATCTCTTGAATAGCAATAAATTTTATGCTTTCCATGAGTCCACTTCTGATATCTCATCTTGCATCCGCACACTCCGCAATAGCACAGCCCCGTCAAGAGCTGATTCTCGTGATTAACGCAGAAGCTTTTACTTTGCTTACGAGTTTTTCTTAATTCCTGGGCTAATTCGAATACTTTAATATCGAAAATCGGTTCATGTCTTCCCTTATATAGTTTCCCTTTATATGGGATCATGCCAATATTTACAGGACTGGTAAGAACCTGTCGTGTAACAAACTCGCTTTTAAAGCCTATCAATTTCTGTATTCGAATATCAGAATACCCGGATATATACAAATTCATAGCTCGCAAAGCCATTTCTTTGCGTTCTGGTATGGGAACTAAGATTCCGTCTTCTTTGCTATATCTATAGCAATAAGGAGTGTTGCCACCTCCCATCCAATATCCCTGTTTCACTCTCTCCAGCATACCGCCACGCATTCTAAGCAACATAGTATTTTTGTCAAGTTGCGCAAACACTGCCATCATCTGAGTGTATGCTTGCTCCATTGGGCTGTCGTAGCTTACACTATCATGCACGCATCTAAAATCCACCCCATTAGGTATGAATACACGTTCAATTAAGTATATTCCATCGACCATGCTTCTTGATAATCGATCTAGTTTAAACGCTACAACACATTTTAATTTTTTCTTTGAGCAATCATTAATTAAGCGTTGCAATGCTGGACGATTCATATTCGAACCTGTGAAGCCGTCATCCTCGTACCAATCAGATATAATCAATTGATTTTTTCTACAATAATTTTCAATATCTCTTTTCTGACTGTCTAATCCATTTCCCTCTTCGGCCTGTTTTTCTGTTGATACACGCAAATACGCAACACATTCCATGACTATTCCTCCTTTGTGTAGAAATGTGCCGCACATATCATGTTACGACACATTTTACACTACAATATTTTTGCGGTCAACCTAAGCATTCAATTATGATTTTAATAATTTCTTCTGGCAGTTCAATTTGTTCGATGTCAATTTCTTTTCCATCAATCGTAACAATTGCCATATGCTCACCTCTCATTTCACAAAATCAAAAATATTCATCTGTCCTTGTATTTCTTCTATTTCATCTTTTGTAAAAAATTTGCAGGCTGTCCAATTCGGATTCCAGTCAGCATCCAGTTCGTAATTTAAGCATTTGCATCTTTTAACGTTTTTAAACATCCTACATTCAAAGCATTGATGTTCATAGTTCGTACCGCCCGAACGCTTGTACATTTCGCTGATTCTTCTCATAGGCTGATGTCCTTCCATAATTCCGGGCATCTGACAAAGTCATGCTCGCATTCTGCATATATGACGCATTTGTGGCAATCATGCCTACCAATTTGCTTTGCGTATTGTCGTATTACTTTCCTGCATATAAGCACCAGTTCTGGCGTGATATCTAACTTTTCGTCTTTGCCCTCCATGCTTTTCTCCTTTTCTTTGTTGCTGCATATTCAAATTTGCCTTCTTTTACGCAATCTCTTGGGTCACATCCTCGACTATGGCCGACCATAAAAATATAATCGCACGGTTGCATTTTCCCTGATGTGCCGTTTGATTTCGGATAGAACTTGCAGTCTGTGCATTGACGATTAGTCAAATTCTGAATTTCTTGTGGCGTCAATTTTCTCCACGGTTTACGCTTGTTTTCCATTTTCACCGCCTTGAATCTTTTTGATAAGTTCCTGTTTCATTGCATCCGCTATGTGTTCCCTGACTGATTCTTCAGGAAAGGGGATTTCCAATGATCGCTCTAAAATTCTGTTTGTAATGCGGTCATCATATTTCAATCGGGAAATAGGATAATTACTGGTGAAAATTGTGGTTTTCTTGTCCACATACCGACCATTGATGATTCCGTAGAATTTTTCATTAATCCAATCTTTCCCAGATTCCGCACCAAAATCGTCAATAATCAAAATATCCGCGTAAGTCAAATCACTAATCAGCTTATTCTCTGCGTTTTTTCCTCGTTCTCCCCATGTTGACTTTATCTCATCAAGAATTTTTAGGGATGTTGTGAATTTTACCGATTTCTGATGTTTTTCTATCATCTCATTTGCCATGCTACATACAAGCCTTGTCTTTCCAGAACCTTTAGTATTTGAATATATGTACAGCCCAATTCCCTGTTTCTGCATCTGTTGGATATTTTCGAGCCAATATTTAACAGCTTTTGCCGCCTGTATGAATATTTCCTTACTTTCTGGAAGTTGATACACGCTGCTTTTCATATTTGAAAATCTGCATTCTTTGTACATATCCGGCATTTCAGCAAATTGCAGCTGGTTCTGTAAGATCATCTTCTTTCTGATTCCGCAATGGCATTCTTCACAATATGGAACGCCATTATCATCCCTTGACCATATCCAACCAGAACCGCCACAATCAGGACAATCAGTCTGCAAATGGAGTGTCTGAGATTTCGCTTTCTCCGCATTGATCGAATGGGATAAGCGGTTTGACATGCGCTTGAGCTGTTCTACCGGTTCCATGCTTGATGTCGCCTCCTTTTATAACATTGTAGTTTCCTTCCAAAACTTTTGTAAAATTATTCGGCTTTACGAACCAGTCAAATGTTATCATCCATCCGCGGTTATTCTCTCCTCGCAGAAAATCACTGTAGCGAACGTTGTTGATTGCACTAAGGACTTCATCAATTCCGTATTCACGGATTCGCCCTTTGAGTAACTGACATCTTTTTGATGATGGTTTAATATCGCGTATTGGATTGATGCCAACTTCCTGTAATTTGTTCCATTCTTCGATGACGCGTCGGACATCAGTCTGACAAATAGTATCTTTAGATACTATTAATTTATTATCTTTCTCTTTATCTATATCTATATCTTTATCTAAACCTATATCTTTCTCTGCGTGCGTCTTTGTTGCGTCTTTGTTGCGTCTATTGTGCGTCTGACGGTTTGAACGCTCTATTAATTTGGTATCGTCAATAACATTTCCGCTTGCTAATGAATAGCTTCCATTCTCTTTTAAAAGCAACATCCTCTTTTCGTCAATATATGAAGTTTCCGTGTATCTATCTCTTGACAATGTGTTATGCATTCGCCAGTGTTTGATTACTATTACACCGTCTTCAAACGTAAGAACAAACCTTTTTGCAATCAATAATCGCAGATCATCTTCGCTTGCTCCTGTGATTTTCATTATCCTTTTTGGGTTTCCAATAAATCCATCATCGTCAGCCCTCATATTCAAATGGAAATATAAGCATTGCGTTGTTGCCGGCATATCCAAAAATGCGTCACTGTCAACAATTTTCATCGTAAACATTCGTTTCTGTGCCAATTCTAAAATTCCTTTCTCCAATTCCTGGTTTTTCAAAAGTGTTTATTTTAATTCAACTTCCATTCCATTGATTTTCAGTTCTCCATTTACCGGAATTACAAGAGATGGAACACCGTTTATTTCTTTCAGTTCAATCAGAGCAATTTTATCTGGCTGGATGCAGATTGTTGCATCTGGTGTTACAATTTTTGCAGTTTTTGAATTATGAATATTGTCAAGAGCAACGGGTTCATTGCTGAAATACATTTCCCAGTTTTCTTTGAAATCCGACAACTTCTCGTCTGGAGCTCCGCAATATCCAAAAATCTGTTCCATTTCATCACATGACACGGTTACCATCTCCGGGCTGTCTTTCTTCTGTTCTCTTACTTCCTGCAAAGATTCAACCAGACTTTCCGCGAAATTGAATGTTGTATTTCCTTCGAAATTGTCCATAATAAAATCTGAAAAGACATTGATCTCGTTGCCGGGTATACGGGGAATTGGTGCGCCAAGAACGTTTTCAATGAAGTCGGGATGAATATTCTTTATGTTTTTGTTGAAATACAAGGTTCCATGAATATCAGTGCTTCTGTCATTGAATACAGGGAATAAGAATCCTGTTTCTGGTCTTGAGACTACCCAATCACGAATTCTGTCTTTGATGTTATTTTCAGCCACATCATAGATAAGCCCAGCCTTTGAAAGATTTACTGGACAAATGCTGCACAGAATGTGTTCATAAATTTCTTCTGATGCATCGTGCATTTCGGTTCCATCAGAAGCTTTTCCTGGAATGTCATATACTGCATGAATGAGAACTATGTAGTAATTTTCGTGATAATCGTAATTTTCAATCACTTTGTCGTATAACTCGTCCAAAAGTTCGTCATTTTTAAGCTTACTTGCTCTAATCCGCATAAGAAATTCCTGTGTTCCACCCTCTTTTTCCTGTGATAATGGAAAATCAAGGTTCATAAGGTTTTTTCCAAGTCTGCCAGACATGGTTTTCTTGAAAATGTCAAAATACTTAAACATTTCTTCCTCTGGAAGAGACAGGAATGCTTCTTTAATTTTGGTTTTCTTGTTCTTTTCTGCGTCCACATAACAACCACAAATGCGTGTGATTGTGCAATTGACTGGAGTAAACTGTTTCTTAATTTCTGCGATTTCTTTCTTATTCATTCTTTTCCATCCTTTCTGCTTATTTCGCTTGTTTCTTCTCAATCCACTTATTAATTTTATCTTCGGAAATCATATACATTTGCTTTAGCATTTCGATGCAGATCAACACATCTGCAATTTCTTTTATCATGTTATCACGGTCGATTTTCCACGTTTTTCCTTACTGATTGCTTGTATAAGTTCCGCACATTCCTCCATGCAGACGGTTGCCTGAATTTCTTCTCCGTAATGGTCAACACTTCTAGCAATAACGCTTTCGTCAATGTTATATGTCATTTTCTTCGCTCCAGTCAATTTTCTGCCCGCATTCAGAACAGTACTTGCTTATTTTTTTACCAATAACAGGTGTTCCGCATTTCGCACATTTTTGAGTGGAAAATATATTGTACGGAAAATCTGGAACATATTCTTCAGGTTTGCATGGAATCTGCTTTTCCAATGCTTTTGCTCCGGAATCACACGCCCATGCTTCCTTGAGATATTTTTTCTGCCATTCATCTTTGTTTTCAGAACTTTCAAGGAAACATAAATGCTGGTCTCTCATATCGGATAATATGTCTTTTGCTTCTTCTGGTTTCATATTAATCATCCTTATCGTCCTCCTCAATACTGACAGTTTCCAGATCTTCGAAATCACAACCCATTGCGAATCCGTCAATTATTTTCTTCTTAACTCCAAATACCTCTATCATGTGAGAATTATTTTCCATGATTTTTATTACATCTGACTTTTTAACATATTCAGCCATTCTCCATCTCCTCCAACTTCTTCTCTATCGGATTAATAATCTCTTCCAATACCTGTCGCTCATAATTTTCTTTCCAGATTTTTTCTCTTTTCCAAAATTGGATTTTCATAATCTCATTTATTAAATTAATACGCGCTATTGCTTCTAGCATTCCCCAACATCCATCACAGGCTCTTTCATTGCACCAGTTTACAAATTCTTTAAATTTCATTTTTGAGTTCCTCCAACTTATTTTCAGCTTCTTCACGATTGAGGAATACCAAAACATTTAACTCTCCAAGACACTCGTTCTCATTTGCCCATAAAAACCATTTACCGCCTTTGTCATATTCAAGTCCGCTTACCACATTTTCCCGAATGTCCATTCCGCATATATCCCATACAGTTGTGCCGATAGGACACGGCAATCTCACAAGCAAGCCCTGTTCTTCTAAGTCTTCATAAGTGGCAAGCTTTTTAATCATATTTTCTACTGTTTTGCAATTTCCTGCGCCCTGTGAGCAGCTATCGCAATATTCACCACACTCAAGCTCTCGTTTTTCGTTATATGTGATACTACCATCTTCCCATTTTGTTAATCTCTCCATCTACTTCACCTCTTTCAACTTCTCTACCGCCAACTTCAGCGATTCTACAAATTCATCATTTACTACTGCGCGATCTGGATTCTCGATAAACTTTTCAATATCTTCAATTGCTTTCTATTCGGGTATAGGAACTGTCCCTTTTCCTACTTTTGCAATTTCAAGAAGTTCATCTATATTATTTTCCCAATTACGTGTATTGCACAAATCCGTGTTGCACTTATTATTCCTGTTGTCCAACACACATCCTATACATTCACGTTCGCAACAATTGCTTACATCTGCAATCCGTTCAGCAAACTCTCTTGCAGACATTTCTTTTGTTCCGAGGAGTTCTGATGCTTCGTAGAAAGCGTAATCTGACCAAATACGTACACCATAAACAATAGCTTTGCTTTCTTTGCAAAATCTCAAAATGTCCGGTAAATGTTGTTCTAGTAATGGCTTGCAATCGTCTTTTAAATACCAATGAAATCCTTGTTTTTCAGCTTCTTTAAGTAATTTTTCATTTTCCTCTGGTGTTCTAACCAGAATACATTTATTTCTTAAATCAATCATTTATTTTCCTCCTCCAATCTCATCAATACAATCGTTCCAACCGATCTTATAGCTCGGTAGTTTGCCTCCCGCTTTGAAATACTCGCCGTTATAAAGCCCAGTTACTTTCATTTTCTCCGGCAATGGCTTCAATGGACACCAATCAGGTCTTGATTTGCTTTCACAATCATAATGTTCTTCTGTCATCAGAATTACATCATAATCTAAACAGTCAGCTAATTCACACAAACCCTCATATTCAAGATCACTACAGTATCCAGTTCCAAATGGACAATCATAACAATTTGTTGGTGTATCCAACACTAATACTGATTTACTCATCTGATTCCTCCTGTAATAATTTTTTATTGTCGAAAATGTTGCCAACCACTTCCATTTCGCACCTATCGATATAATCTTTGATCAGTGGCATTGACCAGCAGAATGGTTCGCATCTGCTGATTGCATCTGTCTGAATAACTTCGTAATGCCATCCGATAACTTTATCTACTATAGATCCGGTTTCAATATTTCTTACACCAAATTCTCCAAATGCCACTTTTGCAAGATCTTCTGAGTTTCCACGGCACATCAAAATGTCATTTTCCCAAATTTTATTCCCGTTCTTGTCGCAAAGTCCTGTGAACTGGCAGAGGGTTTCTGGATCAACCAATTTCATTCTGTCTGTTATTAAAAAGATGATTGGCAATATACTCGCTTTTTTATACGGCTGAACAATATAACAATATCCGCTGTCAATGTCTAAATCTATGAGGCTTCCTTCTATCCATTCACCATTATCAATCTGCTTTGCCTTGAAAAGAATTTCTCTCATTCAACTCCACCGCCTTTCACGATTTCGATTGCCCTGTTCAGTCCAGCATTGTATCCTTGATGCACATCAGATAAAATACATTCTGATTCAATGAATTTATCTCTTTCCAATTCGCTAATAGCCTTATCCGCATCAAAAGCTGTCGGCTGTTTATTAATGCAATCAATAAACTCTTTCTGGTCAGAACTAATACTTGTGCCAATTTCCCAAATTTTGATGTATTTGATTAATTCGTCTGCATCAATCAGTCTGCTCATATTCTATTCTCCTAACTGTTTTAAAATTTCTTTTGCAATTTTATTACTTTCCTGCATGGAAACTCCCCATCCATTATATTTTCTGTGGCATTCATCACAGTTCCATTCACCATTATCACTTTCTTTAATTTCGCTATTGAATCTGCAATTATCGCAATACATATGATCGAGAGTGCCGTAAATGATGCTTGCAATATCGTCTTGTTTGCTATTAGCATCGTCTACGTGTTTCTGTCTAGTTAAATATTCAAATGCTCTCAGCTCATTTTTTCCGACCCATTTAATCCATGCACCGCAATCCCCACAATACAATCCTGTATTATTCCCAACTTTCTTGACAAAAAGGTTTTTACTATTGCACTTTGGACATTTATATTCTTTCATTTATTTTTCCTCCCATACTCCCAACAGCCGCATCCTCTCATACAGTACAGCGACGGTCTTGCGCCTGTATCCATAAAAGTCTTTCGGGTTCATCGGGATATATCTTTCTTTGCTGATTTTCCTGTAACTTTTCCGGTGTAGGATATTCTCAATTACCATATCCGCTATCACCGTGTTTTTCGGGCAAGCTGACAAGGCAGCACTGGAAAGCAGGTATCCGTACTCTGCCGGGAAGTCTTTCAGCATCGTATTCAGTTTTTCAATGTCATCTGCCGGAATACCATAGTCTTCCAGCTTTTTATTCCTTGTCAGCATACCGTTCTCCTTTCTATTCGTCTGGGTGGTGCTTATCGTACATGATCGCTGCACATGCAAGACCGGCCACTCCGACTATGATTCCAAGGGTGAATCCTAATAAGAATGTAATCATGATTCGTCCTCCCTATAGCGCTCCGGCAATTCCATCCAGGCGTTGACATATAAATCATTACCTAAACAAGATATTAAATCGTCACCGGCGTAAAAAATGCCGTTGCCATCTTTATCTCTTTCACATCTTCCGATTATTGGGATTGAGTAATTCGCAAAAGAGAGAAGAATATAATCATCTGTTTCTGGCAATCTCTCACTGACCGGAATCCAACCATTTTCTTTCTCATCCTGCTCCAGATCAGCCAGAAGCTGCTCAATCATATCTTGAATAACTTTGACATACACCCCAGCGTATTTGTAGCAGTCCGAATATTTATCCGCGTACTGCTTTAATCTTTCTTTGATATGTATCATATTATTCCATCCTTTCTCAATGCCCGCTTCTTACCATGCAAAACAACAGTTCTGTCATGGATCTTTTTCTTGAACCAATGTGTCCACACTTCAAAATAACTGATAATCTCCATTTCTCCACATCTTCACCTAGTGGTGTTGGGCTTTCAAATTCTTCTGCAACATCTCTCTGATACGGAACTGCAACCATTACTCCCATGTTACCTATTTCCGCGTAACATTCCGGAAAATTCTCACGTATATGTTGGGCAAATTTTCCATTTTTTAAATCAGGTAAAATCTCTTTGTAGCACTCCATTGTTGTCACAAGGTAGTTTTTTTCGCCAATAAAATTTAATCCATTTCCGCTGTAAATATCCTCTTTGCAACTTTTGATTTCATAGCATGCAAATATTCCTTTTTCGATTGCTGAGATAGAGCACTGATTTTCCGGAATAAATTGCATGTAATCTACTCTTCTTGCCTTTCCTGCTGCGTAGCCATAATCAAGGCTTACTTCTCTAGCCCAGTATTTACCTGGACCAGAAAAACGGCTTTTTTCCAACAATCTGCTAAGAAATTTTGTTGTTTCAGATCTTTTCATATTTCCACCTCACTGTCCGCTGGCATCTGATAATCAATATGTCCATTTACATAGGCTTCCTGAATCATATCCAGTACCTTTAAAGCTTTTTCTGCGGTAGAATACTCGCCTGCCGGATACAAATTATTAACATAAATCACAGCACCTTTTCCGTGCTCTCCAATATTGATGCATTGCGTGAAATTAAACAGTGTTTTATTATCCTGACTTCTGATTAACATTTTGTATCCTCCTTACCTGAATACATCTTTAATTGTTTCATCTTTTTAATAAACAATTTCATTTCATACCCCGTAAGACCAACACAAGTATTTCCGATTCCTTTGCTATCTCCTAAATCTGGATCATAAGACTGTAAGATGTGCCTTCCGGATTTTTTATGTAAAATAGATACGATCTGTGTATATCCATATTTCTTATCTTTTCTCTCATATTCACATCCGTATTTATCTTCTTCAACTTTTGTAAATCCAATTTCCGCTAATTTTTCATCTACTGTTTTAAATAATTTCATTTCCATCCTCACTTTCCCCATGTAAGCAACTGACACGCTATTAATTTAGATTTACGTTCATTTTTCTTGCTATAGCTTCTATAACTGTCACTGTTACACCGTTTCCTGCTTGCTTGTATAACTGACTGTCGGAATTTACGAACTGTGCTTTTTCAAAATAATCATCAGACCAACCTTGCAGCCGAAAACATTCTTTCGGTGTCAGCTTTCTGATTGCTATGTAACACTGATATTTTTCATACCAGACTGCATATACCGTTAACTCTTCCGATACCTGCACGAATATTCCTTGATCGCAACTCGTGTCGAGTGTGTTGGCGATTTCTTGTCCGACTCTTCCTCTTCTTGTCTTGCTGTTTGGCATTGAGAAGTTCACGCTGTCAATTCCCACTCTGCATTCTGCGTAACCTTGTTTCGTTACTTCCTTGACTTCAATCGCGATTCCGTGCCGGTCCTGTCCTGTCAGCGTGAACATTGGCTCGCCATCTTCTTTGAATCTTCTTCCATTCTGACGTTTTTCTGCACGATCTGGTGTGAGAACTGGAATTGCAACTCCACTTACTTCGGCTTTATGATTTGCAATTCCTTTATTGTATCTGGCTTGTAAGCACCTTGCCTTATTGGTCAACTCTGTTTCTTGATAACTCAAATCAATAAAACACGGCAATGCTACATGATGTCCTCTTCCACCACCTTGTCCAGTATCAAGAGTTTCTGTAATTCCGTCAGGTGCAAATACCTGTGTATTTCTTCTGTAACCGTCCCTGTGACCTATTATTTGAACACTATTTTTTCCGTCTGTTCCTTCGATAGGAAATACTTTTGAGGCACTTCTCCCTCTAAGATGTCCGATAATAAAACATCTTTCTCGGTTCTGTAGCACTCCGAAATCTTTGGAGTTGAGCACCTGCCATTCTGCATCATACCCATGCCGCTCCATTTCAATGAGCAGTCTGGCGAAATCCCATCCTCCATTAACACTAAGCAGATTTTTAACGTTCTCAATGAAAAGGTAAGTGGGTTTATCTTCTTCTTTGAGCTGTCCGACAAGGTACATAACTCTGAAAAACAGGCTTGAACGATTTCCTTGAAATCCGGCTTGCTTTCCTGCAACGGATATGTCCTGACAAGGGAATCCGAAGCACCAGCAGTCGGGCTTTTGGAATATCTCCGGCATACACTCTTCTAATGTCATTTGCATACCATTCTCCATTTCTGTATTTCTCCTTTAATATCTCTTTCTGTCTTTTCTTGATAGGAATATCTTCCAATGCCTTTCGCTGCTCGTCTGTCAGCAAGTGCATTGAGATGTAACTCGCAGTAGCAAATTTATCGAATTCGCAAAAACCAACGCATTCATGACCCGCCAATTCCATTCCCCTGCGAAATCCTCCGATTCCTGCGAAAAAATCTATAAATTTCATTTTAAACTCCCATCTTCTTAACCAATTTTTTATTCAATTCCTCTTATCATCAAACTTAATTTGCTATAACAAGGGCAAATTCTTGTGTGATCGAAAATATCTTCCAGTAAAACGCAAAATGGAAACATCTGTTTTACTTCATAGATATGTTCTATTCCGTCCTCACCACGTTCTGTGTATTTGATTCTTTTTCCAACACATAGGTCAAATGCATTGGATACGTAGGCTTTTAAACCATAAGATTTTACTTTGCTCATTTTTATCTAAAACCGCCTTTCATCAAAATGTGAACATTTCCTCGTTATCATCACCAGAATCGAAATCTGACGTTTCTTCACAATCAGTTGATTTATTTCTGGACATATTCTTTCCACGTTCGATCAGTTCTGTTCTCTGCTCTTCGGTCAATTCTCTTGGTGCTCGTAATTTCACGTATTTAACTGGGACATGGGCAAATATGGAACCATCTTTGTTTGTGACCAGAATCTTCACATCTTCTGGATGCTGTTCTGCAAGCTTCAGGACTCTTCCTTTCATCTTACTGCCGTTATGCGCTGATACTTCTGCGTACTCACCACCGCGAATCCACGCAATGCTGCATTCATTGCAATTCTCTGCCATGATTAGTCCTCTCTTTCTCCAAATCCAAATTCTTTATTTATATTTATGGAATCAAATTCAAGTTTAATTCCCATTGTTTCTTTTGCTTCCTGGTATGCTTTTTCAATTCCAACTTCTTCAATGTGTTCTTTGGCAGAGTTTAGGTTTTCTAAGAATCTCTGATTGGATTTTGTAAATCCCCATGTTTTCTTAATTGCAAACAAACTGATAAGAACATTTGCCACTGCAATATAATCTTCTGCTTTCCATAGCTTTTCTTGTGATTCTGAAATAAGTTCTTCCGATATTTCCTTGCGCATTTCATCTTCACGTTGCTTCAAGTACAGTTTTAGTGTTTCAACTCTTGCGCCTGTCGTTTTGGAAATCTGTTCCAAACTGTAATTACTAAAATTGTATGGAATTGGATTCCGTGACTTTTCAGCCGCTTTCTGCTGTCTTCTTCTCTCTGCCCTGTTCATACTCCCATCATCCCTTTCAACTGGTTTGTGATTAGAACAAATTCTTTCAGAAGTTTCCTGTCTAATGGTGTGGTTCCGGTCACGGTATTATCGCCATCATAGACAACTGCGTATTTTTCGTTAATCAGTCTTGCGGATGAAACCGCATTCAAAACTTCTTGTCTGGAGCATTTCAGCATTTGTTAAATATCATCAGCGGTCATATCGCCAATCCATTGTTCATTCTCGAAAACACTGTATATTCTCATACTTCTGCCACCTTTTGATATTCATATCCAACAAGGTGAAACGCTCGCGGAGTATTCGGATGCGCAGTAGCAATCAAGCCATCAAGCTCGAGCTGCCTCATATGTCGTTGCACAGTTGCTTTTGATATGCCAAGGCTTTCGGAAATTTCTTTAAATGACGGTGCGTATCCATATTTTGTAAAATATCTGATAAGAAACAGATAAATTTCTTTTCTGTTCTCTTGTCCTTCGAGATACTTTCTTTCGGTGTTATATTTACTTACCATAGTTACCTCATTTCTTTTAACCTCTGGGTTCAGATCGCGCTCATATGCCAAGGAAGTTGCATGAATCAGTCCAAACCCAGAGGGCGTGCACATATTTAGTTGTAATTATTTGGGATTTTGTCTGCCAGAACCGGCTGCTTTATCATTTGTAAGATTCTTCATCAAGAAGATTGTTGAATTTTTCAAGTGCCTTTATAGACACCTTGTTGTTTGATTTCTCTGGTTTGATTGATACATCTAAGTGAGTATCAATGATATGTTTCAATTCTCTTGCAAGGGCAATTTTGCCTTGCTTGATTCCATCTCTATAGCCTTTAGCTGGTTTGAATTCATTAATCTTTTCTTTCCCCTCGCCTTGGCTTCCAGATGTCTTGTTGTATCTGCATTGATAACCTTTCTTTGTATATTCCAGAATCCAGAACTGCTCCATTTTATCAAGCTGTTCTACCGGATAATGAATGAAATTAATTTTCCATCCAAAAGGATTATCTTCACTGTAGAATCCTCTTTTCTTTATGGACAAGTCAATGTGCTGATATCCAGTGAGATGTGAACACATCCTCTGAATTATATGTACTGCTTGCCCGATATAAAAGAATGGGATTCCGTTTTCATCTACTCTGGTTAAGAAATAAATACCGCTTTTGTTATCTAAATCCGGATTAACTTTTAAAAGCCTTTTCTTGTTACTCACTTCGATAGCCTTGGCCTGACGAAATTTTTTATAATCCACTAGGCATCACTCCTTAATTAAACGGAAGTTCGTCATCCATAATTGACGGCATATCCATAAATCCACTTGTGTCCTGTTCTGGATTTGGAACTGGTGGCTGCAACTGTTCTTCTGACTGGCTCTTCTTGCTCTCCACAAATTCCTGTTTCTCGATTAATACATCAGTGGTGTACACTTTCTTCCCATCGCGGTTAGTATAACTGCCAGTCTGGATTCTTCCGATGACTGCGATTTTGATTCCTTGATGCAGATACTTTTCAGCGAACTCACCGTTCTTCCCAAGAGCCACACAACCGATAAAATCAGCCGTGGGTTCATTATTTTTGTGATACTCACGGTTGATTGCAAGTGTGTATCTGGCAATCGTTGTATTGTTTGTTCCCATTCGGATGTCTGGGTCTTTTGCCAAACGTCCGATCAAAATTACTTTATTCATGTTTGTTCTCCTTGTACGGTTCTGGCATAGCTGGCAAAGGCATCCATGCAATTACTTTCAATTTTTCGAAACCGTCTGTAAAATATTCACCATTCCACATTGCTCTGAAAGGTATTGTTCCTTTTTTGACAGTAATCAAATATATGTCTCCTTTAAATATATGATTAGGTTTTGGTTCTGGCGGGAGTTTCATATCTACCGGAATCCAGTTTTCACTCAAGTTGTAAGAAGCAATCAGTTCTTCAACTTTTTCTAGTGCATCATTCCAACCTTTATTGTACTTGCAATTCAAATATGGCTCTGCTATTTCCCCGTACTGTGTCTGTTTTTTAAGCTTATCAATCACTTTCAAAAAGATTTTCATTCTCATCCTCCTCATAATCATTACAATAAAGCGAACCATAGTCCCATGCCAGTATGCAACCTCTACGGTATTTGCATTTGTCGCAATCAGTCATTTCCATGATTTTCTCCTTTCAAAACGGGCATAAATTCAAGTCAACTTCCAGTCCAGCCCGCCCAATCTGAACCAGAACATTGTCTCCTGCGACTTCCTGTATTTCTTTCTGTATTTTACAGGCATCAGATGCCTGACCACTTAAATGTACCAGTGTTACCGTCCGAAGCGATTCTGTGCGATTTTGCTTAATGAATTGCTTGCAAGTTGACAAAGAGCAATGTCCTTTTAATCTATGACTGTAGTTAGCTTCTGTTTTGTCCACCAATTCTTCACAGTAGTTGCATTCAATTACCAGATGATGTATGTTCATTTTCTGGAAATTATATTTACTGTACTCAAAATCAGTAATATACAGAAGCTTCCCCATTTCATTGTGCTCCACCAGATATCCGTAGTTCGAGCAAGGTACAAGCTGATTTGCTTCCTTATCGTATGTTGTATGCGGCAATTCAAATGGAATCACGTTAAACGAACCAGCTTTAAATGGGTATCTTGCTGGAACATCTTTCATCAGTTCGCCTGTTCGGATGTTCATGTCCTCAACTGTCTCGTCATTGGTGTAAATCTGAATGCCTGCATCCATTATTTCTTTGAATGCTTTGGTATGATCTACGTGCTCATGTGAAAGAAGTACACCAGAAACATTGCTTATCTGGTAGTCAATCCCTCTAAGGATTTTCTTGTAGTTGCACCCGCAGTCAAGAAGAACAATCTCGCCTGCACTTGACTGCAAAGCGTAACAATTTCCTTTGGTACTACCTGTTGAAATTACTCGCATGAACAAATGACATCACCTCGCTTTCTGTACATTGCATTTATGCTTCTAAGATATTTTCAACTTCATCTATGGTTTTCTCTAAATCGGAATAGGCATATGGTATGTCCTTCCCTCTATTTAGACTCTCTAACTCCGCATAACTTACTTTGCACATGCTGTCTCGTATTAATTTGAGTTCCCTCAACGTAAGTTCAATGGTTATTATCTGTTCCCAGTCCTTTTTACTGTCTACTCTCTTCATACTTCATCATCCTCCGGGAATCTAAACACAATGTTTGTCGGTTCGAATTTCATATCTGGACTGTTAACCATGGTTTTGATGATTCCAAAACCTCTTGCAGCCATTTTTATGCATTCCTCGTAATCGTCATCGCTCATTTCAACGTTTTGCGCAAAAAGCATTCCTGCATACACTTTATGCAACGCTTTCATAGCTTTTTGGGCTTTTTCATTTGTCGAATAACGAGCTATAATTGTTCCTTTTTCACCTACCATTGGCACATATGCTTTTATGATATTTCCAGTTCTGCTTAATGCTACGATTTCATAAGGGACATCAAATTCCCCATTCTGACTTACTAATCTCATTTCATTCTCCTTTCAATTTCTAAATCCATACTATGACATAGTTTGGTGCAATTTCCATGAAGCATATGATTCTTGCATGCTCCGTATTTTTCATGAAATTTTTCTATCGACATCTTCCCGTCATTCACTACCCGTACCCATCTTCGGATTTTTCTCTGTGTTTTTCTTTTCTTATCACCACGCAATTTTCTGATATATTTTCCTTCATCAGTCACGTAATGGTGAAAGCCCAGATAACACAATCCCATGCGAAATGGTACAATTTGTGATTTAGGGTTTAGCTCCAATCCAAGTCTTTCAATCATCATTCGGATTGCTTCAAGAATTTCTCTGGCATCTTCTTTCGTTTTACAAATCACATAAAAATCATCGTTGTATCGTCCGTAATATGGATTTCCAAATTCAATCGTTATCATCTGATCCAGTGAATGTAACAACAAAAGAGCGTATTTCTGATTTACCTGATTCCCTAATGGAAGTCCCGGATTATCTGTACTATCGATAAACAAATGATTCAGCCAAGTCGTAAAACTATCATCAAAATAGTAGTCCAGTACATCTTTCATGATTTCATGGTCTATGTTGTAAAAATATTTATGAATATCGCATTTTACAATCCAGGTATTCATTCCATTTGTTTTATAGAAATCCAACATTTGATTTCTTAACCCGTCCATTGCCATGTGTTGCCCTTTTCCTTGTTGTCCAGCAGTGTTCCATTTAATCAGATTTTTTTCTAGCTTTGGTGTCAAAATGTAATCAGAAAAGCATCTCTGGACTACTTTATCCTTAAATGCACATGATTCTATTGTCCGCTCTTTTGGTTCATGAATCTTGAATTTATTATATGGATTTATGGTGTACGTTTGACTTTCCAACTGTTCCTTTAGAATGTGAATACCTTCAAGAGATAAATTAGAAAACCTTGCAGTACCTGAATTAAATTTTTTACCGCTCTTAACTTTCTTGTAAGAACGATATAAATTCTCAAAATTTGTAACAATTTCTTTTTCCATTTATTTTGTTCCTTTGTATTTATCCGTTGCGGAAAGGTTATGCATTTGCTTGTATCTTTACTGATTTCAGCTTTACGCTTACTCTGTCTGCCTGTGATACAGGTTGGGCGAACACCATTTTCGTTGTTGTAATTGTTGTTGTTGATATTGCCCGAAGGGGAAACAATAGTATTCGCAGTGCATAACCTGTGAAAATTATCTTTTCCTGTCTTTTGTTCTCCATGAAATAGTCATATACTTTATATCTTTTACCATTTGCGACCATGCTTCCATTCCACCGGAATTGATAATTCCTAATTCATATGAAAGTTCTATAAAGTACATCAACTCATCACAATGAGTAATGGCTTTTGTTTGACGTTCTAATCGTTCTCTTTTATAATCTTTCAGATCAGTTCGGTTGGCTTCAAATAGTGACTCATAAATTTCCAATGCTTTATTTTGCATTTTATCTACAAGTGAAAACCTGTATTTCTTCGGGTATCGTCTGGCATTACTCGTAACTATTAATGTATGCTTTGCAAGTTGCTTGGATTTTGCTATTACCTTTAAATCTTCATTCGCCATCAATCATCATTTCCTGATTCAAAGATTGAAGAAGAAAAGATGCAAACTGGGCGAACACCATTTCCGTAGTTGCAACTGTCGCTGCTGACATAGCCCGAAGGGGAAACAATGGCAATTGTTGTACTGTAATCATTTGCTGGTGTACTCCATGGAGTAAGTAGCCACCACCATTTATCCATATTTGGAAGGATTTTTCTGTATTTTCGGTATTCATCCACCGTCAAAATCGAAATCTTATCTTTACAATGTGCATATTCTGTCTGACCGTCCATAGAAAG